ATACAGAAACTCCCAGGCGGTATTGATGGACTGCTTCGAAGCGCTAAGCGGGACCTGGAACTCTATGTATCGCTCGCCCATGAGAAATACCCTCCACCCGTTCAGGTTGCCCGACGTCTTATTCCCACACAAGACGAACCAGTCGTGTTTCCTGCTGAGTTTCCTGATGCGAAATCCTATTGGATGAACTCATTTCGCACTAGTGGTGGCGGGGAGATGTTGACAGAACCGACGCAGGGTTTATGGGATAATCATACCATTTGGCCTATTAGTTACGGAGGGGGGGTCGTCCGACAAGAGTTGATGGCATGGCTGGTAAATAGTTTCAACGGCGAGTGTGCGGTATTGGAGGGGGGTGGTGGAACCCTAAATGAGATTAAGGCCTTCTCTACAAAAACAGCGGCAAACCCGAATCCGACAACAAGCATTCTTATTAACTCGTCGTTCCTGTTGTCGTTGATGAAGAAGGAAATAGATGATTTGACCGCGGAGAAGGATGAGTATGGCGAACTGGTGGTTGGATTGGCCGCGCGACTAGATTTCCCAAACTCCTACCGACCGAAAGTGACACTTGCCGAGCAACTGCAAAAAGCGCGAAAACTCACGGGGTCTTAATTTAGAGTAGATAACATAAAAATAATAGAATACATCATTTTTTTATTAAATGTGTTTAGTATTTAATCAAAATCCTATAAATAACCAATATTATTTATACAAGTATGGTGTATTTTTTATATTTTATTATTATAATAAATGAGTAAAAAATCGGATTCACCATTACCAGATATAGATAATGAATTAATGCGTATGTTTGAATTGTATTATAATACATCTTCAATAAAGGAGAAACGGAAAAATATACGAGCAGAGTGTACTAAAATAGATTCTAAAGTGGCATCAATAAACTTTAAAGGGGACCCAAATTTAATTGACCCGAGTGTAAATAATAAGTATGAACTATTAACAAAAATTGCTTCCGACGACCCCGACTATTCATCATATGATAAGGTAATGGATTTACATCACATGGCGACTACTAGCGTTGTTCAGGAACGTTGTAAATCAAAAAAATGCACGTGTCGTAATCAAATGTTTGAAGTATTATGGGATATTATGATAAAGCTTGAGATGCCTGATATGTTTATAAATAAATCCGTAATTGGGCATTATAATGGAAGAATATCCCAAAGTTCTGAACCAATAGGGGCGGGGAGAAAAGAGTATTTTAAAAATCAAAAACTAAAAACCAGCAAAGGAGGAGGCGTAAGTGATATTACGTTTTCAATTGGGAGCGTAGGTAGCGGAGGTAATGCGTGCGAGGGACTTCCAAAACACACTTATGATATAAAGGATATAAGAGATTTTAATAATATTATTACCATTGATACTGATGGTAAAATAATTAGTGTAGATATAAATCAACTAATTAATATCGGCGATATTATAGAAAATTTAGAACTGACATACACTAAAAATAATATAACTAAAAATATTAATTATGAGAAGGGAGGCAGCATTGTTGAGTTATCCGAATTTTTCAGAAATAAACAACGGTCAGACGCAGACGAATTAAATGTAAAAAGTATAAAATGTACAATTAAAAAACGTAATGCGTTTTATTTTTGTTCCGTTAAATATTTTAATAAATCAAAAAGTATAGATAAATATGATATTAGTAAATTATATACCGCCTATAACAATAATCCAGAGTTTAGAAAAACAGAGAATAATATTGTTATTATTACTAACCAGTCTGAAGGTTTCAAAATTGCAAAAGCACGGGCTAACAGGAAATATATAGCAGACCAAGTTAAAAATGAATCAGTATGGGGGGAGGACGATCTTAAAATATGTTTTAAAAAACTAAAACTCAAATTAAAATCTTTGGATAATGACGTCGATAAATTATTCGAAGCAACCGAAAAGAATATTCTTATTCCAAGATTCCACCAAGAGTTATTTGTTCAAAACACGAAAGCCATAATTGATGATAGTACACAATTAAGTAAAAATTTTATTTGGGGGGCGGTTGCCCGAAGTGGGAAGACGTATATGGCGGCCCGATTTTTACAGGTATGTAAGGATAAATATAAGAATATTTTAATTATTACTCCGTTTCCTACTGAAACGCTTAATCAATGGAAAGAAGTTTTTGCTAATTTTACCGGATTCGATGATTATAACATAATTTGTCCTAAATGTAAGTCAAAATCTTTAAAATTAGGACCAAAGAATATCTTTATTTTTTCGAAACAAACTTTGGAGAAATTGAAAGGTAAAAAACTAAAAGAATTAGGAGATGATTTTAGTTTGTGTGAGCAGAAAAAACCAACTACTACAATAGAATCTATTAAATGTTATTTATTAGGTGAATTTACGGACAACGAGGGACATTCGTGTACCCCCCCTGGAGCAGATTTGGTTTTTTACGACGAGGCTCATCAAGGCGGAACAACTGAAACAAGCGAAAATATACTAAAGCAATATTTGAGACCGGGGAGCGGCAGCACTCCTGCGTGTATTAAAATTTTTTTGACTGCGACGTATTTAAAATTGATTTCCGAACACTTGTCTACTACAATGATTACTCCAACAAAAAACCAATGCGTTTGGAGTTATGAAGATATAATGATTGGGAAAAGGAGTTTTAGCGAACTAAAGGAAATATTAGTAAAATCTAGGTTTTCTAAAAAAATAGTTCAACAAACTTTAGATACTCTACAAGACAACTTTGATATAAGCGAAGACTATATACAAGATTCTTATAGCAGTTTCCCCGAAATACACACATTAACTTCTCAATTAGACAGTAAAGAATTAGGTTATATAACGGCTCAGATTGATGGCGGACAAAAAGGTGCCGAGTTTAATATGGTGAAATTATTAGAAATGGACAAAGAAAATAAGGGTGAATTTAAATATAAAACTAATGTTGTTGGGTTATTAAATTATATCCAACCTCTTCGTCCATGGAGAGAAGAGAGCGATACTAAAGAAAGTAAAATACTTGATGGTGTTACTGATGACCAAAGAAAAAAATCTTGGAATAGTAACCTAAGAGGGCGTACTATATACGAAAGAATAAAAGCGATAAGCGAGCATACTGGTAATACAACAAATCCTCTATGTGACCGCTCGGCATTTAATCCTAATACGCAATTATGGTTTCTACCAATAGGACGCGGGAAAAAACAGGATGATAATAACGCATCACTTGGAATACAAATATGTATGGCAAAACTTATTTGTAAGCATAGGGAACTTGGGCGAAATTATGATGTTATGTTAATTTCAAGTAAAAAAAAACATACGTTACAAGACACATTTACAGGGGAAGAGGAAAAACGAATTATAGTGACATGTCTTGGCAACGCGAAGAATGATATTAAAGAATGTATTAGAGTTCAAGAAGTTGAGTCTTATAAAAAGGGACGAGGACTTATTATATTGGCAAATAAGAAACTTACAACGGGTGTAACCCTAAAGTGTGTTGATATTATAATTTTATTAGATGAAATTAAATCACACGATTTAAATTTTCAAAAAATATTCCGCGCCTTGACTGAAAGGAAAGATAAAAAAATTGGTTTTGTAGTGGATTTAAATCCTCAAAGGATTATACAATTATTTTATAAATACGGTAGTGAAGTAATAAAACATAAAAGGAGTAATACGAAAAAAATAGAACATTTAATAGATTTGTTTCATATTGATGAAGATTTTTACACATTAACAGAAGAAACACCTGAGGATACGTGGCTTAATAAGCAACAAAAATTGCTCAAGGATTTTAATAAGTATATAGATTTTTCTGTTATAGAAAAATCTTATTCCAAAGATTTTACTGAAATATTTCCGGATGACTGTTTTGAAAATCCGGCTGGCGAGGCTATACTGGGAGCGATGTCGGAAGACCACAATGAAACTACACAGGTGGTTAACGTCGTAGCCAAATCCCCAAACCAATCTGTACCTAAAGCAGGTCAAGAACAGTCTGATGGGCGAGATGATGGACATTCCGCAGATGGCGCTGCCGCGTCAACGAACGATGATGAGGAAAAAGCGGGTTCCGAGTCTGTATTATCCACCCCCCAAATGACAGATGCCGAAAAAAAACGCAACACTATAAAAAATTTTAAGAAAATTGCTCAGGAATTATTAGGAATCATTGCTATTTTGTCCGAATGCTCCTTAAGAAAATCCGACATAAGCGACGATGTCGATGGCGATGAAATGGTTAATAAAATTAAAAAAATATTGGAGCAAGACGCCGACGATATTACCAAAGTATTATATACTGCCGTGGGATTAATTGTTAATCGCTACTTCATCCCTTCACGTGTCAAGGGGAAGACGTCGGAGGAGGTGGAGGTGCTGCGCGCTGACGCCACCCGCCGCGGACGAACGGTAATTAAGAAGATAATAGCATTTATTAATAAAGCATCAGTCATAGAAAAAATATCTCCTTATTATAGTAGTATGATATCTCAAATAGTGGATATAAAAGAATGTGGTGATTGGGAAAAATTATTAAATTTTGTTAATAGCAAGTTAACACCGACTGAAGAAGGACGTAAAAACCGTGGAGAAGTATTTACACCACTTACTTTAGTTGATGATATGTTAGATAAATTGCCTCCGGATGTATGGACAAATCCTAATTTAAAATGGCTTGATCCTACTAACGGTATAGGTAATTATCCTATAAGAGTGTATATGAGATTAATGGGATTATTGCCTGACAAAACAATAGGATTGAGGAAAAAATTCAAAAAGGAGAAAGAACGTCATAATCATATTATTAAAAAAATGCTTTATATGATTGAATTCGATCCTGTTAATGTATCAATATCTAAAAAAATATTTGGACCAGGGGCAAATATTTTAGAAGCTAGTTTTTTAGATTTTGGAAATGAGACTATTATGAAAAGACAAATTAATAAATTAGAAAGTGATAAAGTTAGTATAGAAAATCAAATTGATTTGTTAAAAGATGAATTAAAACTACTAGGTGAGGAAGAGGGCCCTGACAGTCCTTTAACAATACAAAAAAAAGATGAAAAAGACAAGTTGTTAAAAGAACTAAAAAATATAAAGGATAAACTCAAAGATCCCACAAAAAAATTAGAAAAAGTAACAGAAACTAATAAAAAAATAAAAAAATTATTTCCCAAAAATCCTTGGCCTGGGACATTTGATATAATTATGGGTAATCCACCATATAATACGGGCGGGGTTGCAAAAGGAGGGGGGGTATTTTGGTTATATTTTGTATATAATTCAATCGATGTACTTAACAATAAAGGATATTTAAATTTTGTTCACCCACTAGGATGGCGAAAACCATTTAAAGACGGAGATAGAGTAAATAACGCAGGTAGAGTTTGGCATACATTTAAACAACAGGGAAATTTAATATATGTTCGTATTAGTGATGAAAAAATACCTAATTTCCCAAAAGTAGATTATTATGTTTTTCAAAAAAATACACCGGACATTTCACACAAAACGCGTATTACTAATCAATTTAGAGGCTTATATTATACAGATAGTATTTTATTATCCGATTTTAATTTTATACCTAATCTGGTTCAACCCTTAGCATTAGGCATCTTAAAAAAACTTTTCAAAAATACAGGTGTTCCGTTTGATATAAAATATGACCAGCATTTAAAACCTAATAAATTACAAATAGGTTCCCCCGGAATAGAACATGCGTTTATGTTTAATCGTGAAAAAAATACTTATGAGTTAGTGGGACAGCAAATGGATGATATTCCTGAGTATTATAATAAGCCTAAATTAATAATGACATATAAAGCGGGGAAACAAAAATCAAATTTATATTGTAAATTTTATCAAAAAATAATTGGAGGAACTAATAACACTATGTATCAATTAGTTACAGATAAAACGGAGGGTATAAAATTAGAGAAGTTTTTAAATTCTAAATTAATAAGATTTTTATTACATATAATCCAGTATTCTGCCTCTCCAAATCATATAAATGAATTTAAAATTTTAAATAAGATTTCAATACCCGCTCAATTACCAAATAATCCAACCGACAAGGATATTTACAAATATTATAAACTTTCACAAAAAGAAATTGCTTTAATTGAGGAAGTTGTTGATGGTAAAAAACTTAAATCTGAATCACCTATATCTCAACCCACTGCAACTACAACTCATCCCACTCGCTCAAGTGCTTTATCAACTACATCCAAACCTAAAGTAAAAAAGAAAATTAAAAAAGTAGCGGTCATACGAAAATCTAAACCATGTGAACAGCACAATATGAGAAACTGCAAAAACGAAGGTTGTGTATATAAGCGAAAACTGCTCCCTAAATGCCAACAAACGGGAGGTAGGGGGTCTTTATATCAAAAAATATATAACCCGCTTTCTAATAAATATATCAGCGTTTTTAGTAAAGATGGAAAACAACTTATAAAAAAATATTTAAATAAATTAAATAAAAAACCCAACCAAAAAGGAGGTTATACTAAAATTTTCAATCCTATTTCTAAAAAATTTATTAAATTAAATGACTCATCTGGGTTAAAAATATTACAAAAATATGTTAATTTACAAACTAATAAAATATATAAGCTGAAACCGACAAGTAAAAAGTAGGCGAAACGGGGCTAAATTACGTCGAACATATTTCAAAGTTTCCAGTATCAAAAAAAACCCATGGTAAAAGTCGTGGTTCAACCTCGCGCGCAGGTATTTAATACCCACCCAAAACCGACGCCTTCGACTATATGAGTATGAGTTTCGTGAAAGTCAATTTTTAAGGACATATAATAGTAATAGTTATTAATTGTAATAATTATTAGTTTTATTTAATATAAATTTTTTATTTTGTATTCAATACCCACCCAAAACCATCTTCTTAATTGTTGGAACTGAAATATTTTTATTGTATTTGGTTTCGATGTACCTCTTAACCTGCGTATAGCGTTTTAAACTGTCATACGTGTCTTTGACAAGTTGAATATCCTCAAACGAATATTTTTTGCGCCCAGCGGTATTTTTCTTTTTCTCCACTTTTTCAAAATCCAGCTTTCGTCCTTCAGTAGTATCTATATATCCTTTAATTACTAGCGAACCATGATGAACTTGGTGATGACATTTATGACATAGTTGGACCAGATTAAACAGATTATTTTTATGGAAATAATCAATCATTCCCTTATTATTTTATAATAAATTGTATGTTAATATTAAAAATTTGAAATTATTATATATTTTGTTAATATATTTAATTAAAAAGTGTAGAATAGTTATAATTAATGCAATGTAGTAATAATATCTATATTAAACAAAATCCCGATTGGGAACCCGGAAATAAAGTTAAATACGGGTATGTATGGGGGGATATTGAAAATATCATTAACCGATTAATGGATTCTACAGAAGAACATTCCGAACATAGCACGATGAAAAACATTTATACTATTAATAAAAATAAAGATTATTTATTAGGTTATAAAGAAATCGATAAACTATTTTCATTAATAGCACCAGATGCTAATAAAATCAAAATAGTTGAAGAAATATATAGTAGAGAACTCCCTTTACTTCGTGAATTACAGAATCATTTAGTAAAATCTAACACTAAAAAATCAAATGAATTTATAAATAGCGAGGGTTTAGAATTAATAGATAGAATTATTAAAAAAGAGTTCCCGTTATTAGGTTTAGATTTAGTTAAAGAATGGACTGAGGAAGAAGTAGAAGAAGTAAATAAGAGAATTGTTGCACAGGCGCGTGAGCAGGTAAAAAAAGACTACGACAGTTTATTAACTACGTTAGCAGATGTCCGTAAAAAAAAACCTAAAATACCAAAAGTTGTACACAAGGAACAAGAAAAATGGTTTTCCCGTGAGTATCAAATAGAAATAATTAATAAAGGATTTGAGACATTAAATGAATTACATAAATTTTATCTAGAATTAGCAACGGGTGCGGGTAAATCATATATTATTTTTAAGATATTACAAAAAATAAAACCTAAAGTAATAGTTTGCTTATCTCCCAGGAAAAAGGTTAATGTTCAAAATTGTTCATCTAAATATCTAGCTTTATTAGATAATGATTATTTAGCTTTTAATTTATCAGATTCAACCGAACCTTTTGGCGATTTTAAATCACGATGTCGTAAAGAAAATAAAAAAATGCTAATAACATGTTGTTGTCAACATTGTCCAGAAAAACTTTATAAGATAATCCATGACCATAGTTTAGATAATATATGTTTTTGGTTTGATGAGGCACATTGGTGTATTGAAGGTTGGGTGAAAAATTATATTACTAATGAGGATACCAAATCAACCGATAAAGATAAAAACAAACAAAAATATATTAACTTCTTGCTTACAGATACAAATAAAATTACTGATAGGATTTTCACATCCGCATCTCCTGATAAGGAATATATAAAAAAACACAGTGACATATTTGGAGAGTTGTATTCCCCAATAACGGTAAAAGAACTTATTAAATTAAAATTTTTATGCCCAGTAAAATGTCATATTTTAGAAAAAAATATAGAAAATAGTAATTTAATTGAATGGATTTTAGAAGGGTTTATAAAACACAAGCGAAATTTTGGATTTAGTTTTCATAGCCGAGATAATAACGCATGTAACCTATTTCTTAACCATTATGAAATGTATAAACAAAATAAGACTGCTATTAAACCATATTTATTGCTACATGATAACGGTTTAAACGAAAAAAATAAAAAGGCGTTACTTGGTGTTGATTTAGATTATAATTATCGTTTGGTGGAGAATTTTGAGAACACGCCTAATTCGTTAGCATATGTAGTAAAACAATTTGATATGGGATATGATTTTAAAGATCTAGACTATATAGTTATAACTGACACGAAAGTCGCCTATAAAGATATTATCCAGTGTATTGGAAGAGGTTTACGTTCGGATAAAAAAGGTCCAGGGGGCACCAATGTAGATAAAAAATTAGTGCTTATGTTACCTACATACATTGATGACGAAGATACAAACCCATATAAAAATGTTATTGAGGTATTACGTTATTTAGTATTAGATTTAGATTATGATATTGAATCTTTATTTATTAGACCATTACAATATTCAACAGGAACTAAATCCCCGGGAAATGATTATTCGGGCACAGAAAAAAATAGTAGTGTGTTATTAGATTTACTAAAATGGGCACTTCGTCCAGTAGAATTTTACAATAATCCTATTAAAGATACTATAGAATTTATAGCTTCTCTGGGGGGCAAAACTATTAAGAATAACACTTGTAGGGAAGATTATATCATTAAGAGTAAAGGTTGTAATAAATTATATAGTATGAAGGAGATGGAAACCCTATTAAATAAGAGAGGTTCTAATTTTACGAAGTTATATTATGATAGGTCTAAATATTTAAATTGGGATGAATTTACAGAATATATTAATAATACTATATCTCGTCAAGAATATGAAAATATGGAACTGTTAAATAATTGTGTAGATTCTGTAGATTTAAAAGAATTTTATGGAGCGGAGTATAATGAATGTATATGGCCCCATCAAGAATCTGATTTTGCATTTGGTTGAAATATCCAAATATTTTAAAACAGTAGTCTTTTTTTAAAAATATACGTGCGTTTTTTAAAAATATATTTAATATTTTCAAAAATTTGATTGTTTTTATTTAAAGGCGTGAATCTTATTATAAAGTATAACCATGTCTGACAATAAACTCTTAATTTCTACTGTTTGGGAAATTCAAAATAAACTTCGTAATAGTTGTGGTATTACCGGGACAGATGCACTCTATCAAATTGTAATAGTTTTGTTAGCAAGAAGTTTAACAAAGGAGAAATGTAGGCGTTTTAATATCCCGGAAGAGCTTAGTTGGGAAGTTATAAGTAGATTAAATAGTTCTGACCGATATACTAAATTTTATAATCCTCAAAATATTAGAAAGTGTCTATTCTACTATTTACGCGATACGGCAAAATGGGGACTAACTCCTGATTTACCTTTTCGTATTACAAAAGATAATATTGATGTATTTGATTATATGGTGGTGCTCTTAGATAAAATCCCATTGGATATGCTTGAATCTAAAATAGATATTATTGGTGATATTTACGAGCATTTTATTAATCGCGAAGGTAAAACTATGAAAGACTTGGGTCAATATTTCACAGACAGAGGACTAATTGAATATATTATTACACTTACTAAACCAAAAATTAAATCAGACGGAATGATTGAGAGTATTTGGGATCCTGCTGCTGGAACTGGTGGATTTTTACTCGAAGCAATTAAGTATTTTAAGGACAATTTTGATGGTTTAGATTGGACTATTCAAAAACAAAATATCTATGGAGGGGATATTAATGTTCTGACACATACACTATTAAAACAAAATCTTTATTACGCAATTAATGATATTTTTAAAAACTGTATTAAGCAAGACGGGCTTGCGAAAAACGCTCCTAAGGATGAATTTAATATTATTCTAATGAATCCGCCCTTTGGTGTTAAAGGTCTGAAATATACCAATATGAATCCTAAAATCAAAGAGTTACAGATTAATGGTACAAAGGGAGAAATTCTCTTTCTGCAAAATTGTATGACACATTTAGCACCAGGCGGGAGGTGTGCAATTGTTGTTCCGGAAGGAGTATTATTTAATGGTACAAAAATGTATCGTAAAACTCGTGAATATTTGCTTAAAAACTTTGAACTTCACAAAGTTATTAAGGTGGGGGATGGTGAATTCTTTAAAAATACAGGCGTTAAAACCTCTGTTTTGTTCTTTGAACGTACTGGAAATCCTACTTCCAAGGTATCGTTTATTCAAGTAGACAAAGTAGAAGGTTGTATTGTTGAAAAACCTCTCCTTGATGTAGACTTGAGTAAAATTATTGAAAATGACTACTCACTTAATATGAATCTTTTTAGAGAAATTACCTTTAACGTGTCTAAGGATTTTAAGGTAGTTAAGTTGGGGGACATATTTGAGTTAGTTAAAGGAACTATTCAGGCAACAAAAAATATTCCAGGAAAATATCAACTGGTATCTCAGAGTTTTAAAAAAACACATAATATTAATACCCTTGATGGTGAAAATATATTTATATCTGGTTGTAGACCCGTGGGTAAAATTTATTATTACAAGGGCAAATGTGCCTTTACATCAATATTGTATGTATTAAAACCCAAATGTTCGACTTTTAATACAAAATATATATACTATTATTTAAGATTTATTGAAAATAAAATTAGTGAATATTGTCAAACAGGTTCAGCAAATAAAAGTTTGGATATAAAGGCATTTTATAAATTACCTATTCCCCTCCCACCTCTTAAAATACAAACCCGTATTGTTGAACAATTAGATAATATTTATGAAAATGAGATCGCAAATAGTAAAAAAATAATTGAAGGACTAGAAACATCTATTCAAACGATTATGCATAATACGTTGTATAGAGAAGATTTAACTAAATATAAAATTAGAGAATTATGTAAAGTTAAAAGAGGAAATTTAGTAGATAAATCATCTAATGAAGAAGATAATATTTATCCGTATTATGCAGGTAAGGGACTATCAGGTTATGTGCCCAGTTATAAATTTGAAGGAGAGTGTATTATGATGAATTATCGTTTATCGTTGGGGGCATCCAGACCTTGTATTTATATTAAAGACGGTAAATATAATTGTAGTAGATTTTCTTGGGTTATTACAAATACCAGTTCCCATAAAATGAAATATTTATTCTATTATTTTAATTCAAATATTATTTATGATAACTTACTTCAAGGAAGTACTATATTAGAAATTAATCAAAAAAACCTTGGTAGATATAAATTAAATATACCCCCCCTTGATATTCAAAAACAAATTTTGACACAAATTGAACCAAAAGAAGCTCTTATTTCTGCTCTTAAAAATAATATTACATCTGCTGAACAAGAAGCGAAAGATATTATGAATCAATTATTTTCAAAAGATCCTACGGAAGAACAAGTGAAAGTTAATACAGAAGTTACGGAAGTGCAATTAGATAGTGATATGAGTGAAGTCGTAATTAATAATGTTGACAAAGAAGAGATTAAAAAAGTTGTAAAAAAAAAGCTAATCGTGAAAAAGAAAAAGAAAAACTCTGTAAAAATAAATCTTGTTAATAAATAATTTAATACCCCCCCAAAACCATTTTCTTAATAATTGGAAGTGAAATATTTTTATTATATTTTGTTTCTATATATCGCTTAACCTGCGTATAGCGTTTTAAACTGTCATAAGTGTCTTTGACAAGTTGAATATCCTCAAACGAATATTTTTTGCGCCCAGCGGCATTTTTCTTTTTCTCCACTTTTTCAAAATCCAGCTTTCGTCCTTCAGTAGTATCTATATATCCTTTAATTACTAGCGAACCATGATGAACTTGGTGATGACATTTATGACATAGCTGGACCAGATTAAACAGATTATTTTTATGGAAATAATCAATCATTCCCTTATTATTTGCTAAATGCTGTTCTTCTATATGGTGGACTTCCTCCGTTTCGTCTCCACATACACTGCAGCAATCAATAACAAGTTTAGCATTATAACTAGATACTTGACTATTAACAATAGATTCCGATTGACCTAAAATCTTTCTTCGTATTTTCTCAGCACATTTGATGAATTTATCATCTAAATTCATAGCTTTTGCTACCTCAAGTCCATAAATTGCATTACCGCTGCCTTTTTTCAGTTTTCTGTTATAGATAAGCGTCTTGTTTTTCTTGTCAAAAATGGTTTCCATATGGTAATTATGAACAGTCGCTATATCATTGATTTCTTCCATTTTACTTAATTTATGTAAATGAGTAGCAAAAATAAAACTCGCATTTTTCTCAGCAAGACGAATAACCCCAGCCGTTACAATCGATATACCCGATGTAGTTTCGGTTCCTGAACAAAGTTCATCTCCTAAAATAAGCGAATATCGATTCGCTCTTGTCATTATAGAACGAAGTTCGCTCATTTCCACCGCAAAGGTAGATTGTCCTTTAAATATATTATCACTATTTGAGATGCGGGTAAAAATATGCTTATATGGTGAATAGATAAATTCTTTTGCTGGAACATAGCAGCCCATTTGAGCCATAATAATGGCTATACCAGCTGCTTTCATTAGACTTGATTTACCCACCGCATTAACCCCATATAGTAAGACTCCATTTTGAGAATCACATCCCAAACAGAGGTCGTTGGGAATATATTTAACGTCGTTGTGAATTACCTCAATAATTGGATGTCTCAGGTCTGTCGCCTTAAAATACCCCCTTTCTTTCTCTACTATAGACGGTTTAAAATATCCATTATTAAGAGATACGAATGCTATATTGGTAATGAAATCCATAAATCCCACAAACTTAGATATTTTATCGAGTGTTTCGCTGTATTCAATATAATATTTAGATAGTAAATCGGAAAATTCAATAAGGGAAAGTTTGGCTAGTTGAATTTCATATGTAGCCAGTAATTGAGAATATTTTTGTAACATCGGATGATTAATTTTAATAGCGGCGTTAAAAGGTTTAAATATCAACTCCGAAAATTTAATGTTGATTGTTCTATCACGCACCCTAAATGTAAATTCTTTCGCGCCCTCTTCTTCGTCAAAAACCTTTTTTAAATTTTTTGCCCTAGTTTTTGTTGTTTGGAAATAATGACCATCGCGGTCGTTTCTTTTTATGGATAAAAAGTTTTTAACTTGTTTTGGTAGGTTACTATTGGCATAATTACAAATAGTATTCTTAAAAGTTTCTAAAAATTCCTTATAAAAGGCTATTTTATCTGTAATTTTATCTATTTTTGTATACAGTCCCCGTTTAAATATTGATGCTGTAATTCCATTTAAATTAACTCCACATAAATTATCCATAATTAATTTATCATTGTAATCCGCTATAAATTTTTTAAATTTAGTTAGTGTTTCTTGTTTAGGTAATATAGGCTTAATATTAGCATCTTCCTTAAAAGTATCAATAATATTCAAAATATTAGTATAACTCATATCTAAACTAATAAAACTGCTTGGATTCATAACTTTCATCGCCATTTTTCGATGTAATCTCTCAATATCAACGATATTTTTTAATAAACTCCGCGCGCTCATGTGTTTATCATCTTCTAAAAATTTTTCAATTAAATTATATCGCTTATTCAGCTCCCCTTTATCCATAATAGGATTTAACATATTTCTTTTTAAGGTTCGTTTGCCTATTGCCGTTTTTGTCTTATCTAACACATCCCATAAAGACTGAATTCCCTTTAATCCTTGGAAATTTAAATTTTTAACAAGATTAAGTTGATTAATAGAATCATGGGATAAAATGAGATATTTGGATTCGTCCATAATAGTTGGACGAGAAAGTCTTTGAACGACATTCTCGTTGTGTTCGTAACTAAATTGAATGATATAGATATACGCTATCAAAGAAAAATTACATCTATGCAATCCAATATATTCAACTGGGGTTAATACACCATGTTCGGGGAAAACTTTAGCAAGAAGTTGGTTTTTATGCTGATTTTTTAAAATATGGCTATCCGAATACATATTAAAATGGACTTGGTACATCTCTATCTCTAGGTATTTTACTAATTTTTCCTGGGTAAGTTTGGTATTCTGGGTATGAATAAGAATTTCGCAAGGATTACCAATTTGTATATGCCGGAATAACTCGTCTAAACTATATAAAAAGTCGTTGGGGTCCGAATGGGTTTCATAAACTTTGGTGTGACCTGTAGTTACATCTAAAATAGCCAAGCCTATCTGTAAAATAGTTTCTTTTGTTTTATAATCTTTGTACTCTTCGATGTAAATGGAAAGCATATTATTTGAGAAATTTTTTGAGTTGATATTAACTCCTGGTGAAATAATTTCGGTAATATTTCTGGTGGGTTTACTAACTCCGTTGGAATCCTGCTCTATTTTAATAATTGTATAATTGTGCTTCAATAAGATTTCCTGCCATTTATCAAATGAATGATTGGGAAATCCAGCCATAAGAGGATTTTTTAACGAAATTGGATCGGTTTTACTATGTCTCTTACTTGTATTTAAATTAGTTATATCGCAAATTTCATATATTCTGCCTTTTTTTATAGTGTCCGTGACAACTCCATATATTTCGAAAAATCCACCAACCTGCATAAGCACTATTGTTTTTTCGCCGAATTTTTTTTCATATTTTACTTGAAGTTCAAAGTAATCATCTATGAGAGTCATGGTCCTTATTACCTTATATAGTGCTGAATAACTTTAAATAGATGAATAAATATTTTTATAATTAAATGTAGAAGTAAACATAACAACTCTTAAACAATCAATGGAATTTACTAATCCATTAAAATATAATATTAATTTGATATAAAATATTTTTAACCGTATTTGAATATTAAATATTTATTAAAATGTCCTTAAATTCATCTAATGGAGACTTTTCTTGGAAGGGATTTGTGGCTGCTACTCATGCCGGTTCTCCGCGTTTAGTTAATCTTTTATGGGAACTTATAGATAATTCTTTAGAAATTATGAGACTTAACGAAACTGGTGGAGGAATCAGTATATATTTTTATACTAAAAACAATATTATTCAAAAAATAATTGTTACCGATAAATCTATAGGAAATATTGGTATTAAAGATTTAAATAAGCTTTTTAAACCGTATACTCATAATGGAGATAAAGATGGGTGGTCTTGTTATGGTATAGGAGGAACAGAGGCACTAATTTCTCTTGGTGATACTATTAAAATTTCTACAAAATGCATAAATGATTCTATAAAATTTGATATATTAGAAGTAGATGTTAATGAAACGGAATATGAAGATAATCTAACTCGAAAAATTTTAAATGATGAAAGCGGGAACACGGAATTTCCCCAATACCATACCGGAACAATAATCGAAATATCAAGTATTAATAAAAAGTATAAAAAATTTAGTTTGAATGATTTTAATAATTTAATAAAAAATATACCCTATGTAGAAACTCCTGAGAATGTGGATATTAAACTAAATCTAATAGATTATAGTAATAGCCAAAATAATAAAGAATTTACAATTAAAGACCATAATGTTATAACGGAATGTAAAAAAAATACTATAAGAAAGTGTATATTTAGAGTATATGATAAACCTGGCGAAAACCTAGAATGTTACCAAGAATTATGTAATGAAAAAGGTAAATTAGAATTAAGGGATTATTTTTATAATAAAGATGGTACAAAACCTAAAACAAATAGTTTTAATGATAACTATAAAGTAAAAAAAATAAATACTTCTTTGTTAGATAAAGAAAAAAATGAGAATAATTTTAATTCATTTGAAGTTACTTTTGGAACTCATGATACCGAACGTTTTGGAGAAAACCGTAATGATATGGGATTTAATGGACATCATTCTGTTAACGGTGGAGGTAGAAGTTCTACTAATAATGCTTTAATTTTGGATTGGGGTAAATTTAGTAGTCATAGAAACCGGTATGTAAAATTTAGAGGTTTAATAAAACATAGTCGTCATACAGACGAGTACTTTAACTGCGACCAAAAAAAAAATATAAGCGACGATAGGCCATTTGAAAAAACTATAAACTATAATATTCTTAATGCTGCCGAGAAATATCTAAAAGATATGAGGAAAATGGGTTACTACAATACTGAGAAAAAAAAAACTACAACATTAGTAAAAGAATCTAAAGTTAATTTATTAACACAAACACAATTAAAAAATACGGAAATTGCAGAAAGTAATAATCCAGAAGCAGAAGAAAAGTTAAATACCCAAACTCAACCAGAAGAAAGCTCTGAAGAAGATGAAGTTGAAGAAAAGTTAAATACCCAAACTCAACCAGAAGAAAGCTCTGAAGAAGATGAAGTTGAAGAAAAGTTAAATACCCAAACTCAACCAGAAGAAAGCTCTGAAGAAGTTGAAGTTGAAGAAAAGTTAAATACACGAACTCTACCAGAAGAACTAAAAACTATTAACAAAAATTATTTAACCAATAGAAAAGTATATCTTACAACTGGGGGAGATAAAAATGGCACAGAAATATTTACATATTCAAATGGTAAAGAATATATAAAAATTATATTTGGCATAACCACTCAACCTATGAAAAAGAGAATGAGTGGAGGAACTTACTGTAAAAGAGTTGCTCCTTATAATATTAGTTTACCGGTTTCTAAAGAAGCTCATGATAAAACTACAACAGGTCACTGTAAAATAGAAGATGAGTTATTCCTAGAAATTAGTAAAATTTCAGGAGTTAGGTTTTGTGAGGGTTCAAAAGAAGAGTTTGAAATTTCACCAGAAAGTTTACCATTAGTAGTTGGAAAATTTATTGAGGTTTATCAAAAATATAACGAGTAAATTATAAATTTAAAATTTTGATTTTAAATATTTTCTTATTTTTTAATAAATAAGAATATATGACATTTGCAACAAAAGGTAAATTATTAATTAAGATTATGGATCAACAATTAAAAGAGCAAATTAGGTGGGCTATTACAAAGCCACCGCCTATTCAGAAAATAGAAGGTATTACTAAAAAAGCACAAAGAAAACAACGAGAATCCGAAGAAAAGGCTTGGGGTAATAAAATGATTGGACAAGTAGATAATGGACAATGGACTACAAAGCTGGGCGAAGGAATGGTATATAAAATTTTAAAACTTATGGGGAAAAATCCCCGTAAAGTAGTAAAAAAAGGTGGATTCGAGCCAGACTGGGAAGCTGACGACGAAATATGGGAGGTTAAAACCAGTAATTGGAATGTCAGCGGAACTGCAGGTGAAAAGGTATTAGGGACTTGGATTAAATACCAAACCATACCCGAACTTTATGGAAAACCTCTTAAAATTGTTTGTGTGGGTTTTCAAGAAGAAGAGCTTACTAATGGTAAAACTAAATATTTCGGGGACGAAATTACAGACAAGACAAAAAAAATTTTAGAACTGGCTAAATCTTGGAATATTGAATACGTTGCTTTTAGCGACTTAATCAAAGACTTAGATTATGAATAATTACCTCGTTTGTTTTAGATTGGGGTTTCTTGGAATTAATAGCACGTTTCGCCTCAAATGTTTTTATTTTGTAATCCCTAAAAGCCTCTGTAACTAATTCAACTTCTGAGTTGCTCATTATAAATTGGGCGTTTTTACTATCTAAATTTTTTGTTAGTTCAAATAACTTCTGGTGTTCTTCTAATTTAAAACCCTTCTTATTATAACCTACAAACGACGTTGCATTTTCAGGAGCATATGGAGGGTCTAAATATACAAAATCCCCGTCACCAATATTTTTAAAAGCCTCCTTAAAATCCAAACATTTAAATTGGACTTTATCGATTAATTTTTTTAAATTATTTAAATAGGCTTCTTCTATAAATGTAGGAGTTGTTTTGTAATGACCATAAGGAACATTAAATCCATTAGGACCTGTTCTATAGACGCCTCTGAAACAAGTTTTATTTAGGAATAGAAATAGAGCTGAGGATTTAATAGATTGTTTATTTTCTATTTGATTAAACTGTTTTCTACACCAATAATAATAGCTTTCTTTTGATGTTTTTGCTTCTTCTTCGTTATTAGGCTTTCTATTAATAATAGTTCCTGATAAATTTGTGTATGTTTTTTTTAAACTTTGGATTTCGGTATATAAACCGTCCGAATGAGTTTTTATATTATCGAAAAAACCTATTAATATTTCATTAAAATCATAGGCATAGATATTACCTTTAATTTTAATATAGCCTTTTTCTACTAAATCTAGAACCGCCAGAAGAACACTGCTTCCTCCTAAAAATAATTCATGGTAATTATCTATTTCTTTAGGGAAATAAGGCATTATTCGTTCTAAGAGTTGCGTTTTACCACCGAGCCATTTAATAGGGGGTTTTGTGTATTTTATTTTAGGTATTTGTGGAAAATTCAGAATAAATTTGGTAGTGGTCGAGGTGTGGGGTTCATATATGAAATTTAACTTAAATCTAATTTTAACATTTTTCATACCAATACCAATTAATATGAGAGATGTCTTTAAAAAATAATTATCAAATTAAATTAATATAGCCTTAGGGGGAGTATTATAAATTTGATAACGGTAAATTTATAATATTTTATTTTATATATGTTTCTATTAGTTATCCAGTGTCTATTACTGGTAAATATGGATATTCTTGACCTAGAGATGGAACAGCATTCCAGTAAAATGGACACATTAAAAGAACAACTACAACAAATGGAAGAACAACAAGAACAAATGAAAGAAAAACGTCAACGAGAATTACTACTACAAAAACAAAATATCCAAACAGATAGCACTATTAAAGATTTAGAGAATATGGTTATGCGTGACTTATCGTATAATGTCCTTGTTGAGTATTATGAACAACCGCTCTCTGGTAGCAGAATACATCCATATAAAAATGGTATTAAAAAAACACAACATACATTTGATATTATTAAAGAGCAGCATATTAATTCACTTCTTCCAATAAAAAAACAAAAAATGTACCATACATATACTTTCTCTCAGCATGCTACACGTGGTGGCCACCCTTTATGTGATCGCACCCCATTAATAAATATGGTCCCAAATCCCTCCATTGCCGAAACCAGTGATAAATTTGTAGCTATCCTGAATATTGTCAAACAACAAGATGCTCGTATTGAAGAACAAGATGCTCGTATTAAAGAATTAGAGAAGAAATTACCTCTCTCGTAGGTTCTCAGCAATCACGTTAGCACGGTGTTGAACCGTTTCTAATAATTCTTCATATGCTTCTTCCCAGCCCCTTCTGATAGCACAATCAATATCAAATCCCTGTTTAATATAAAATTCTATATGATACGATGCCGCACAATTTTTAATATACTCGATAACAGTTGAATCTAATTTATCCATTATACAATATAGGACTATTTTTTCTTGGACCGTTTAACCGCAGTCCGCTCGTATTTATTCCACACCTTTGTCATCTTCTATGTAGTAGCTTTAGTCTTAAATTTTTTAATTTATAGCAATCCTAAATATTGTCAAACAACAAGATGCTCGTATTAAACAATTGGAAAGTATAATCTATAAATATGACAACCTGGACGAAGAGAAAGGGCAAAAGTTCGAAGGGGTCGTCATAGCTAATGTATAAAAATACTGTAGAGCATTTGGTATCGTTAATTGCGAACAAATAAAATAACAGATATTTTTTATAATAAAAGCCTATTATAATGAGCTATTTTACTAAAAAAAATATTAGTATATATATATTTTATGGTTCACAAACAAATTATGCCAAAAGTGTCGCCTATGAATTAAATAAAAAAATTATAAATAAAGTAAGACCGATGAATATAAATATTGATATATTAAATAACTTTTTAAACTATAAGATACATAAAGACGATTTTACAATAATTTTATTATCAACAACTGGAGATGGGGAATTTCCAGATAATTCAAATAAAATATTTAAAAGTCTCCGAAAAAATAAAACACTCGATTTAGATAATATTAACTATTGTCTGTTAGGATTTGGAGATTCAAATTATAATTCATTTTGTCATAGTTCCAAGGTGTTGGACAGATTATTGAAAAAAAGAAAGGCCATCAAATTTATAGAAACTGAATTTAACGATGATAGTTTAAATTCAAATAAAACAATCGATGCTTGGATGGAGAAAGTGATTTTATATCTTCAAAATTATAAAAGCACATTATTTAATTGGTTTATTAATTCGATGACTGGGTAAATATGACTGGATGGATTAGTCCTTTCAATCAATTAAAAAATTCAAAATATTTTGACAACTTTTTTTAGATATTCTTCTAAATTTAGTTCCTTCTAACGCAGGAATATTCTGCAAATAGTCTAATCGTTTATCTTCAGATAAATCTTGTAATATATCGATACAATTTTGTATACTAACAAAATAATTCATAAAGCGCGTAGCCGTATTTATTGATATATCTGGGATACAATTAAACATTAACTTTTGGCAACTATTTTTAGTTATATTCAAATTACGTTTCTTTTTTAAAGTATTGGTAATGACATCCGTATCAGTATACGTTTTTTTTAAAAAACTTTTACCTTGTTTCTCGAATTTTTTATATATTTTTTGAAGAATGAATACGGTTTCAATATCATTTTTAGTCCGAAATACATTAAGCCCATCCCTCATCATAGTATTTATCATAGAAGAAATAATTGTATCTTTGGAGACTTTATTATATCTAAATGAATTATTATTTTCCATAATATCTCCTTCAATTAAATAGATTATTTGGTTCTTATTATAATTAGATAAAAGCCTCGCCTTCTGTTCTCGATATCGCCCATCTTTAATTGAATTAGCATAATCTTCGATTGTTTTTCTCTCTATAATTAAAATGTCTTCACCATTTAATTTATATAAATAATCTCCTAAATTCAGATTAACAAATTTAGTATTTAATTCTGGATCAGGTATTAACTCTTTTATAGATTCTCTATTATCAATTAATAATTCCATAGTTTCTACTAGCCTTTTAAGCTTTAATTAATTTTTTAAATTTCCCCATACTTTTTACTAATAATTTAGGATACAGCGCCATATAAAGACTCCACCCCCCTACACATATTAAATAAAGTGGTATATGAGATGATTTATATTCTAATTGGGTTAAAAGTCGATATTTCTTATACGAATTCCATATAGCGTTAAATGAAAAAAGATACATTTTAAATAAGAGTTCTATTCCAGTTGTGAATTTGCCGATCTTATTACTTGTTCCATAAATCATTATGGCTTCATTAAGAGACGACACAAAACCAATCGATATAATTTTGTTTAATTGACTGTTGATATTATTTGAATAAAACCCAAAAAGCGAAGGCAGCGCCAAAGTTATTAGTAACAGAGCCCCTGTATGATGCCGATAAATATCCAAAGCATTATTGCATCTATAGAATGGTATTACCCCTTTGTAGCAACTAATCATATCTAAAATATACGCCCAATAAATTAATGGAATAAGGCGGGAATTTTTAGTATACTTTAATCCCGATACGTTCCCCAGCGACGATAAAAAAATTCCTATGTGTCCCAAAAATGATAATTTTAAAATTAAAGTATTCATACAATATAGGTATAAATACTTTTAAAATCATAATTTAATAATAAATATAATTATTTATCTATTTGTTTAGTTTTATAATCATTAATAGCCGACTTAATAGCATCTTCTGCCAACATACTACAGTGTAATTTAACAGGTGGTAATTTTAAATGTGACGCGATATCGGTATTTGCAATAGTTCCAGCTTCCTGTAGTGACTTACCTTTTATCCATTCAGTCGCAACAGAACTTGATGCTATCGCACTTCCGCACCCAAATGTTTTAAATTTGGCATCCATAATCACCCCTTCTTTATTTACTTCTATTTGCAACTTCATAACATCACCACACGCCGGAGCACCAACTAACCCAGTACCAACTTGAGGGTTGTTTTTATCTAAAGATCCTACATTTCTGGGATTTTCGTAGTGGTCGATAACGTTTAAATGATATAGACGTGTTATTGTTCTGGGTATAACAGCGTGTTTTGTTCGAAGGGCGTTAAATAAAATCATCTCTATAATATAGATAATATATATATTTAAATAAAAATTTGATTTGTTCATTAAAAATAATGGCGCTTATCAAAATGTTTTTATCTAAGTTATACAAGTTTTTAAAAGATCATCTCTGCTTAAGGAAGAGTGATGCTGTAGAACCATATGACACGACCACTTCTCCTAATTTAGAAATTGCACATTTAAGTGCCAGCAGTTCTGTATCACCTAATCCCGAATATTACTGCGAAATAATGCTTAGTTGGAAGGGGAATAAAACTCATAAATATCACTGGTGGCCTATGAAAGAATATACTAATCCTGTAAAGGCCCTTGCTAATAATTTATATGCGTGTACTGGAGGTCTTGATAAATACGATAAACTATTTCATGTGAAAGCTGTAGAATACCAAAAGCTTAATCATTTCAGAGGTCATAATTCAACCAAAGCAGATACAGATTGGTCGGGATTTTGTGATGCGGCTACAATATTATCGTGCACAAGGGAATACCCAAAACATTCAGTAAAAGTTCATTATTGTAATGATTCTCAAACTTTTACTCCCCAAGATATAGAAGCACTAATGATTATAACAAGCTATAATACAGTTCAATCAGATAGAAGCATATTTTATGGTAAACGATACAACGGCCTTATTGGTGAAAATAAATCCGAACCATATCCGATGGAGCTTTTAGATATGTTACATAAAATTACCCACGATAAAGTCCCATTTGCTTTGGACGTATGCCAGGAATCATCTGTATGGAATTATTCTTTTGATGAAGTATTGGTCGAGAAGACATCACATCCTCCCAAAAAATATATGAAAAAAATACGGTTATTGAATTATTTGGAAGATAATGTCTATTATAATTTCATAATTAAAAGTATGGCCTATCCAGAGAAAAATATTAATATTTGGGGGTGGTCCAATAATTCTAATGGACGACAAAAACAAGGATGGCTAAGTGATAAACACCCTGATTTTGTTTGGAAAAAATATCCTACTAGCAATGAATGGGCTGGAATGTGTAATATTAATCCTGAAATAAGTGCTAATAATGTGTATAGGATATATAAAGCCAGTATGGATGGAACTGAGGTGGTTTTTTAGTTCTAAATAGTAGCGACATAGTGTTATTTATAATTTTTATTTCACTTATATTTTAATCGTTAATTGCGTTTTTATTAATATATATTTAAGTAAAGTAATATTAGCTCATGTATGATAATTATATTAAAAACTATTTAAATTTTTTATATAAAAATCGCAGAAAATTTAATATATCAATTATTATTATTTGTTTTTTGAAAGCGCTTAATAATTTTACATTTTTAGAAAGATTTAACTTGGAAGGAATATTTAATGGAGCATATTGTATAATTAAAAACGACGGCGGTGAGATTTATGACGTATTTAAAAAATATTGTTATAAAAAGTGCTTATATTTAGAATCATCTTTGCATAAATCCAACGATATCGATGCTCCTGGAGGGGTTCGATTAGGACAAGGGGCGATTTATTTTGGCGGGGAAATATCGGACACTTTTGACATTTTATTAGGACTTGATAAAAATGGTGATACCTGGTTTCAGTTTGAAAATTCAAGAATAGACACCTTTTATAATTCTATTATTCATATTAACTTTATGTTTGTATATTTATTAGGAAAAATTATTAACTGTGCTGAAAATATAGGACCTTTCGGGTATAGTAAAAATACTTCTAAAAATCCGTTAATTTTAAAGTTTCGCTAAAATATTTTGTAAGTGATTGGTATTATCTAAATTTATTAGGTCGGGGACATCAAGAGTATACATATAGAAGCTCTTATTATTTAGAATACACGTATAAATTTCATTTTCAAATGTGTTAATATTTTGAATGGTATATTTACTTAAAAACCCAGCATAAAGATGTATATCGTTTTTTATGTGGTCAAATATAAATAATTGTAGTAGATAATCTATCATATAATTATTATTTATACTTATTACCGATTCCAAAATATATTTTAAGGCTAATAACTTAGACACATCAATAATACTATTTAAATTCGCTTTCCATATATTAAACGGATCCTCTGATTTTTCTATCGCCTGGCTAAGTAAAAGTAAAATATGTTTTGTTTTATACTCGATAATATAACTGATATTTTTTATAAACGTGGTATAATTAATATGTTTTTTATGAATACAGTTTTCTAAACTCCCTAAATATCTATTATTAATTTTCTCGACTTTATATTTAAGTAGATTGGTTAAATTCATAGTTTTTTTAACCTCCTTCATGTATATTTGAAATAATTGCTGTAATAAAACATAATTATCTCCCTCGAAAGTTGTGTAGATATCAATATCTCTATAAACTCGACCAATATTAGTATTAAAATGATACCCATGCCCCCCACACGCTTCTCTACATTGTTGTAACGTTTTAAGACAATCCCAAGAACCATAAATTTTAGATATTATCGAGCTTATATGGGATTTTTCGATGTCTTCAATAAATTTCCTTTCATTTTTACAATATATATTCATCGTTATCGCTCTCGCTAAAAGTGGAAATAATCTTTTTTGATGAGTGGGATAATTAATTAAACACTCCTCTACCCCCTTTCCACCAAATTGTCTTCTGATACTCGAATATCGCAGCGTTTGTTTGAGATAATACCGCGATATAATATTACACCCTTCCCCTAGACCGAATCGATTTTTAGTTAATTCATTTAACATTTTGGAAAATCTACCCTTTTTAGCTTTATAAATAACATTTTTATTTATTAAAGCAAATTTATCTAATAAATTATCATATGGTATCATAACATTAGTAAACGATATTTCCCCATTATCTATAGAATTTAAACCATTTTTAAATCCACAATCTTTAATAGTAATACCTCCTATTATAACATTAGTATGTAGATTTCTTAGTTGAACAATAAAAGGATGCACTCCATGACAAACCGTGTCTATATATAATTGAGCAAATACAATAGCGTATTGTGCAAATTCAACCGCTTGACCTATCCAAAATTTATGAGATGATTTGGTGGGCGAATGAATTGTAAACGTTTCGGTGACATAATCATATTTGGCCGTAGTTTCTAATTTTGAAATATTCGAACCATGTCCAATTTCTGTCATAGCAAAACAACCTAAAATTTCACAATTTTCTGTTTGTCTAATAAACTCCGAGTGCTTGCTAGTTCCTAATCGATAAAGTGTTTCGCCCCATAAATTAAACTGAATTCCCATTTTAACTACCAACTCTATATCTAAAATATGTAATATTTCATATAAATCTAAGACTTCTGTGTAACTTTTATTTTTGTAATCAATCTTAAAGGGTATTTTTTTCATAAACTCCATAAATTGTTCGTGTAATAGTGCCCTTTTTTCCGGTAAACTCATGTGTTCTCTGGATTTATTTAATAATTCATTCGATTTAAAAAGTGCTAAAACAGCAGTTTGTATCTTTGAATAAACCATTATTAAATATTAATAAAAAAATTTTAAATAAAAATTTTTTTAATAACTTTGTATATAACAAAGAGATTAATGCTCACAATAATCTATTTATTAAATGACAAGAATATTAAGTATGGTCATATATTTCTTTTAATTATATTTATTGTAGGGATAGGTTATGTCAATCCCTATTTACTAAGTATATTTTTTATAGATATTTATCTTCTTTTATCTATTACTCAATTTAATATTATTATACCCGATTTTAAAAATATTCCCTCTAAAATTAAATTAAATATATCGTTGGAAGAAACTGGTATAGAAAAAGATAAACATGATGTAAAAGATATATTCCTGAATTATTTATCTAAATTTAGTTGAATAGCACGTTATTTTTTAATTGCATTATATAGTACCCCCCCCGCTCCTCCAAATGTCCCCGCGACCGCGCCAGCTCCTACTAATGCTCCGCCCACAATACCGGCAACAGTCACGCTCCCAGAGACGGCCATACTTATACCCGCAATAGCACACCCGCCTAATGGTCCGCCAATACAAGCCCCTAATAATGAGGTTATAGCTATAAACGTAATAGTATTTTTAGTTTTATTTCTTTTAACAGCTTTAGTTAACATAGTATTTCCTTTTTCTACATTTTCGACTGAATTGGCTACAATCGAATCTATTTCTTCTAAAGGTTCTTTTGATTGTTGTACTAATTTATTCAAATCCTGAAAAACTTCTTTTAAAAGTTTTGATTCTTCGGATATGTGTTGATATTCCATGGCCTGTTCTCTTTCTAAGCTATAATCAGATAGATCAAACGATTTAATTTGACGAAAACTCATCAATATATAGTAATGATATAATAATTATTTCTCTTAAAATAAAATTTCACAGCGCGTTTTTTTATTTTTATATATAAATGGAACAGTTGGTTAAACAAACTATGATAATATCATTAATTGCCCAAGCTATTACTACTATTGTGGGTATTTGGGGATTTTATATAAAATTGGATAAAAAACATTTAATTTTAAAAGATGTTTTAGTATTAGATACGGTTGTGCAAATTATAGAATCGTCCATGTATCTATGGATCTTTTTTGCGGTTACAAATTATAGTATAATGGTAAGAAGAAGATATATTGATTGGTTTATAACTACCCCTATAATGTTGGTATCGACTATTATTTATATGAAATATAACACATATATTGACAAAGGTAATGAAAATACGTTAACCTTAAAGGAATTTTTTAAAGAGGAAGCTAAATCTATAAGTATTATAGTAATATTGAATGTATTAATGTTATTATTTGGATACTTGGGCGAAACTAGAATTATAAATAAGTCCTTATCTATTATTATAGGGTTTGTTTTATTTTTTATTAATTTTAAACTAATTTACAAATATGTGGATGGGAACAAAAAAAACAAAAAAATGTTTTACTTTGTATTTATAGTATGGAGTTTATATGGGGTGGCGGCTTTATTTAATGACGTATATAAAAATATCAGCTACAATATGTTAGATATTGTTTCAAAAAATTTTTATGGTATTTATATATTTTATATTATTTTAAAATTAGCTAAACCAAATGAACAATTAAACTTGAACAACTAATGGTATAGGTGTCTCACTTACTTCAGACTTAGTATCACAAGAAGATTCGGAAGAGGTATCTTCTTCAGTAATATTAATTTTAAATTTAATATTTTTATGTTTTGCAACCAACTCTTTAATCAAAACAAGTTTGTTGTTTATTTTTTTTCCTACTAAAATAGGATTGATTTTATTATATGTAAAAACGGCATTATTAGTAGGATCAACCAGATAATATTCTCCATCGATATTTTCACGCCTGGTTTTAATATAATTACCACTGTTTTTAAACTTTTCTTCGTCGTCGATTCGTCCAAATTTAATACATTTTAAATGTTTTCCACAGTAATCAACAGCGGGGGAAATAATATTACCCTCGGTGTCTTTAATCCTTCTTCGTCGAGTGCATTGCTTCCCATCCGCTTTTTTGGCCATACATTGTATATTTTTATCTATTGGATTTTTAGTATTTTTCTTTTTAAATACGACATTTGCTGAAGTCATGCAGTATTGTTTTACTAATTTATTATAGTCTAAATTTTTATTATCTTTCGATAATTCTTTTAATACAAATTTTATTCTATTATTAATTATATCATTAATACCGGAAACTATAAAATCGTTGGTAGGCATATTGTAATAAATATTATTTACAAAATATTTAAATAAAATTTTTTTAATTATATATGAACGAATCAAAGAATTTTATAGAATTAAAATATGGTATATATATATAGATGTATTCCACCATAATTAACCCAGAAACAGGTATAAATGTCAATATTAATGGAGAGTTGGGTAAAAAAATATTAGGGAATTATTTGAAAATTCTGAGTGGAGGTGCCCTAAAGGCAAGTGTGGTGGGCGGAGAAACAGCTTTTAAGATATGGCAATACAATATATTAGCCAGAGAATATACTAAGTATAATTCTCTATTTCATTCTCCTGGTTCAGTTGGAAAAGGAGACAAGCCATTAGAAAGCACAGACATTACTAAACAAAGATATACCATGGCTACTAATAAAATTTTAGAAGAATCACCAGATGCTGTATGTTTACAAGAATGTTCAAAAGCATTTTTTAGTCCAGAGTTTAATGAAAGTTCTGCAGCTCTAATGGAAAAATACGACGTCATACCTAATAATGAAGGTGAACCTGGTGTGTGTATTTTAATAAAAAAGGTTTTCTCGTTCGAAGAGTCAGTTAATAATATTGCTCGTGTTGGTGGTACTAATACCAGTAGAACAGGTGGTAAATCAAAAAAGGGTTTAGGTGTTTTAGTTAATATTTCCCCTGATAAACAAATATGGATTTGTTGTGTGCATCTGCAATGGGAGAAGGATGGAGGCGGGAAAACGCAAGCTAATAATTTATTAAACGACCTTTTTAATGAAATAAAAGGAGTTGACGCGTTCGCCACTTCAAAGCCTCTGGTGTTAACGGGTGATTTTAACATGTCTCCAGACGAATTACCTTTATTAATGGTTCCTTTCCTCGGAAAAGATAATTTTCATTCTTTCCAAAAAGTTGATTTTGACGAGGGGGTAAATATTGATGATATTGTCGCTGGAACTGAAACTTTGCGCGCTTCAAAATCCCCACCTACTGGTTTAAAAGGTGATTTTTCCAAAGAAATTGAAATAGATTATATACTTTATAAAAATTTAAATCCCCCTATATCAAAAAATATATATATGAAACCTACTAAATCGGTAAAGGGTGACGATGGTATTATTAAGTCAGGTGGTCCTTACAAAGTCGAAGTCGATGGTTCTATAGGTATACAAACTCCTTCTGACCATGGTTTTATGGAAGCTGTTTTTGAATTATAATACTCACCATATTTTATATATTTTATAAAAATCTTTAACACAAGGCTTTATCAATTCCCAATTATCTTTTTGGTAAATTTTAGCAGGTTTTCTATAATTTATACCAGATGAATTATACCATATTAAATTTTTTATTAGTTCTTCATCTTTAATAGGACTTTTATCTACAATATAACTAATCATTTTTTTTGTTATATGAAAATCTATTGAGGATTTTATAAAATCTGTTTCACATATATTCCTATTTAAAACTATTTTTTTCCTACTGACTTTGATAATTGAATTATTAAAATCATTATTATCCAATAATATATTCCTGAGCATGCGCATATCTCCCCGCAAACCACCATACTCGTATCTAATTAGGATTGGTCTAAGTATTTTACTGTGAATAGCAGTTTCAAATTGTGTTTTTGATATATTATTGTAACTTAAGTCATTTATTATTAGTGTTTTTTTACTAACGCATAGAGAATATACAGTAAGTAATAAATATCTAGTTATTTCATCTGTCCATTTAAAATTAGGAAATCCTATCATTAACCACATAATAAAATCCATATTATCTGTAATAGATACATCTTCTACCATGATAATTAATAGCCGTCTTAAAAAATCCCAAGGCTTAATAAGTATAAAATTATACGCCGTTACAATAGCCTTATCTACTAATCCCTGTCTAATACATTTTTGTAAATTAGATTTAATCAACGGTATGTTCCTATATACTTTAACGTCTCTTATATTTTCACCGAATAATTCACCAGAGTATTCACTAATATTTCCATATAATTTTAGCATAATATTTGATTTCCGGAGCCGAACTTCGCCAGAATAATATTCACCATCTAATTCCTGTTTATCTGATAACCATAGCTTATGGTTTCTAATCGAATTCCAGACCAAATTGTAATACAAAATAGTATGTGGTGGTTTTAATTTAGACATGTATGATTGATAATTATTTAATCTAAAATAATATTTTCAAATTTAAAAAAAATTTATTTTATATTGTTACTATTTATAGAATGAAAACTATATTAGTTACTGGAGGAACTGGATTAGTTGGCACCGCAATAAAAAAAATTTCAGCTAACTACAATTATAAATTTATAATTATTGGTTCAAGGGATTGTGATTTAACGAAATTAAATGACACTCTTCTACTTTTTAAAAAATATAAACCCGAATTCGTAATTCATTTGGCTGCTAATGTGGGTGGTGTATTTAAGAATATCAATTACAAAGTAGAAATGTATGAAAAAAATATATTAATTAACCATAATGTATTAAAAGCTTCTTATGAATCTGGTGTAGAAAAGCTTATTAGTTGTTTATCTACTTGCATTTTCCCAGATAAAACAAAATATCCAATTAATGAAGAAATGCTTCATGCTGGTCCACCACATCAATCTAATGATACATACGCATATTCAAAAAGAATGCTTGAAATCCATAGCAAGGCGTATCAATCGCAATTTGGAAAAAAATTTATTTGCGTAATTCCGACAAATATATATGGACCAAATGACAATTTTTCATTAGAAGATGGACATGTAATCCCGGCGTTAATTAATCGCTGTTATCAAAATAAGATACACGATGAAAATTTTATAGTCAAGGGGTCCGGTAAACCTTTACGGCAATTTATATTTTCAGAGGATTTGGCCAAGCTTATTTTATGGGTATTAGAAGAATATGAAGAGTTAGATAGTATAATATTATCAGTAGATGAAGATGACGAAATTAGTATTAAAAATGTTGCTAAGATAATTGCCGAAGCATTTAATTATTCTGACAAAATTGAATTTGACTTATCCGCGACAGATGGACAATATAAAAAAACTGCTGATAATTCTAAACTAAAAGCTTTATTGGGAGACTTTAAATTCACCACAATAAAAACAGGTATAGAGAGGACTATTAAATGGTTTTTAAATAACAAAACAACTTATCGAGATTAAATTTGATATTAAAATTTTAGTACACTAATATAATAAGTTATGGATATTAGTAATTCATTAAAACTAAAATTCAAAGTTAAAATAGGTAATGAAAAACCAAAACCAATACTGTATCATGGAGATTGTCTGGAAGAAATGAAGAAAATTAAGGATAATAGCGTTCAGTTAATCCTGTGCGATTTGCCATATGGAACTACCAAATGTAAATGGGACACGGTTATTAGTCTAGATAAATTATGGGAACAATATAAAAGGATACTTATTAAGCCGTATGGCGCTGTAGTGTTATTTGGGCAAGAACCATTTACGAGTGCTCTTGTTTCTTCTAATTATAAATGGTTTAAATACAGAGTTACTTGGAAGAAAAATAAAACTACTCAATTTTTATTAGCAAATTATAGACCTATGAAATGTACAGAGGATATTTGTGTGTTTTCTCCAGGAGGAGCTGCGGCAGCTTCTAGAAAAAAAGGCAATATGGTATATAATCCACAGGGACTTATCTCAGTCAATATAAAAAAACGCAATTCACAAAAAAGAATCGGTAAAATGTTAAACCAAATACATCACTTAGGTCCAAATAATAAACTAATTAGTAATTCCGAATATTCCCAAAAATTTACTAATTACCCGAAAGATTTAATTGAATTTAGTATAGAGTCAACCACAGTACATGAAACACAGAAACCAGTAAAACTAATGGAGCACTTGGTTAAAACATATTCGAATGAGAATGACACCGTTTTAGATAATACTATGGGTTCTGGAACTACTGGGATAGCATGTATTAATACAAATAGGAAATTTATTGGAATAGAATTGTTAGATAAATATTTTGAATTATCTAAAAATAGAATTAATGAGCATTTAAATAAAAAATAAAATTTATAATTTATAATTTATAATACTATTTTTATTTTTTAGTTTAGATAGAGGTTTCTATTTTTAATAAACCATTTGGTTCGATTGCCAGTTTTTTATTTGGGGGATTTGCGCAGGTAAGAATATAATTTATTACTGTAGCCATACCTTCCAAATTATCCCCCAAAACACCCATACTTCGATTACAAGAGTTGCATAAATATCCCCTGAATAGTTCTGATTCATGGTCGTGGTCAAATACTAATTTTTTATCCGTTCCACAAATCTTACAAGTTTCACCCGGCGGAGCTTTATATGAAACCCCCTGATCCTTAGCTATTTTTTGCGCTTTTGATTTACCTTTTCTGGCCTTTACAGTGCAAGTTATGCATTCAGGTCTTCGTAAACGAATACCATCTCTATCAAAGGGGTCGGCCCCACTAGTATTTCCTGCAAAATTATAGACAGTTTTTACCACAAAACATTTACTACATGATCTAGTAGTCTCATGTGTGGTTTCCCATTCTTCTTGTGCAGAACAGTATTTAGCTTTATGGGCATAAGTAGTATATTTTTTTACTTCGTTAGGTGAAAACGCAGGGCATTCGGACATTATAAAAACTATTATAATTATGTTTATAGATAATTAATATCAAATTTATGTTTTCCAATAAAAAACTATTAACTAAATAGATACTGAAGTATCTATTTTTTTAATTTTACATACTTACTATCTGGTTTTCCTGCTGAATGTCTCACAGTTGGAATACTACTCTTTTTCCAATCCCACCCTACAGCTTTTTCACTCATAAAATACATATCTCCACTATTAAGTGATAATTTCAGCGTTTTTCCAAAAGATTTGAACCTAATAAACCAATTAAATCGCAAATCCATCGTTTCTCCGACTCGAAATGCTACTACTTTTCGTCGTTCAGCATCTCCATGCCAACCAATACCACATTTTTTCAGATCGAAATACCTATTACCCTCGCAAATTAAATTACTACATTTTTCTCCCAAAACTTCGGCCATTCCGTTCTTAATTTTACTTAAGCATTCTACACCACCATATCCAACAATCCTGCCTTTCTTATTTTCGTAATCTGGTTCTCTATCTGTTTCACCAAAACAAACATTAGCTCGGGCATTTTTATTTAAAACTTTTTTCCGTCGTGTATCATAATATTTTTTATCCCAACTAAATTTGTTCATCTCATCGAATACATTCCTATCAGTTTTCCCATAATCTTCTAAGAAAAATGACATTCCTTTTCTAACGACCATTACAAATGCCGCATCAATCTCACCACCTCCAACAGCTGTATATAAATCATTTAACTTATGGATTTCAACTATATATCCCTTTTCTTCGAAAATTGCTTGATATTTCATAAAATCCTCAAGATTAAATCCTTGTCCAATATCTACCATACTCCCCACCTTTTCCATGCCAACATGATTTTCTCCTTGGTCTCCAAATGTCAACGATACTACTTCACCACAATTACTAATATCTCCACCTATACTTACTTTCATTTTAACTTTTAACATACTAATTATTATAATTTTATTTTAGGTCATTTGCATCAAATTTTTTTTGTTTTATTTTAAAATTTTATAAGTATTTCATGTTATTTTGTATTTTTTAATTATAAGATGTTTTTATTTTTTCATTTATTATGACAAAAATGGCTACATTATTATATCATTGGGATTTTACAAGTAGTGTAGATATAACAGATGCTTCTGGAACTACTATTTTAGATAAAAAAGAATTGCTAGAAGCAAAAATTATATATAGAGGAGATGGTAACCCTACCGATAAAGTTAGTATGAATAGTGATGGAATTTTTTTAAATAATGAAACTGATGGAAAATACTGCATTGATTTAAGTGGATTAGACAATAAATCCATAAGTGGAGATATATCTATGGAAATGGTTATAAAAAATAAAGATTTAAGTAAAAAAGCGATTTATTTCCAGTCAATATCCGATGTATCTAATAACGATTCAGCTTATTTTACTTTTAGAAATAACAATTCATCTAGAACAATATTAGAAGTAAGAACTGATAGTAAATCACTACCTGATGTTGAAAACCAAATCGCAAATATTCCTATTTCTGTTAGTAATATCAATACTGATGATTTTTTTCACTATATTTTTACAATTAAATCTGTGGATATTAGTGGAGAAATTAAGATTTATATAAACCACGATGAAGCTCGGGTAAATAAAGAAGTATCTTTCGGTAAAAGTTTAAGTGGCACTCTCAGGGAATCTAATCTTATTGGGACCCGAAAAAATCCTATTGGTGCTAATTATTTACATGGGGTAGTTAAATATATTAAATTATATAAAGGTATTTTAGATGAACCAGCTGTTGAAACCTTATATGAAAATTATATAGGAACTGGAAATATATGTTTTCTGGGAAGTGAAAAGGTGGAAACAGACCAAGGAAAAGTTCGATTTGACGATTTAACAATAGACCATACTATTTTAGGGAAAAAAATCAAAAAAATAGTGAAAGTATTTAATTCAGATTCTTCTTTAATTTTTATTTCTAAACACGCTTTGGGAAAGAAAATACCTACTAAAAACACATATATTAGTAGAAATCATGGAGTTTACTTGGATAAAGAATTTATTGAAACTAATCAATTAGAACCTCAAATTCATCCTCTTATTTTAGATATTGCCGAAAAAAATATGGTTCGAGCAAGAAACTTAATTAAAATGAAAACAGTTATGGAAGTTTCTAGAAATAAAAAAGACTTATTATATAATGTTCTATTAGAACAAGAAGGTAAAATGGTTGTTAATGGTATTCTTTGTGAAACTCTTAATCCTAATGATGAATTGGTAAAAAAATTCATATAAATATAAATATAAAATAATCTTTGTAACTATTTTATATTTTACAACTGCGTTTGCGGGGAATTGAACCCCGATCCCTTGCTTGGAAGGCAAGTATGCTAACCATTGCACCACAAACGCAAATAATAGTATTCGTAACTCTTTATATAGTTATAAAATGTCTAAAATATTAGAATCTTCTATATTTAAATATTAGACAGAAACTTCTTTGTTTACTTTTCTATATTTAAATAAGAGTTAATAAATATATTTAACTATAATTTTATGAATTTGAATGAAACTATACCAGTTGCAAATATTGCAAGTCCTCGAAATGATACCAGTTCTGTAATAGAAGTTGCAGAAATAGCACCCAACGGAATAGAAGTTGCCGAAGTAGCGTCTCTTATAGATATTTTAGAAAACCCAGACGCAATAGATGCCGTGGTTTATAGAGAAAATGAACCCGTTTCGCTACCCCCTAATTACTATGCTAATCACTTAATAATTACCCCCTTACTTACAATAAGAAAAGCGTTCATAGAGTTTTTTTGGATTACATTAATTTTTAATGTAGTTTATTTGATACTAAATCCATGCAGTATTATATTATTACCCGTTCTTTTTTTAAATATATGTGCGTTGTCAATTTTGACACATCTGGTTATAACAGCGGTTATTACTTGTAATATCATCGCTATATTTATAATTTTAATGTCTAATATAATTGTAGCTATAAATGTGTCTAATTTTACTAGATATTTTATCAAAGACCCCGAAGATAGTTACAAAATAATAATAATTTATACACCCATGCTATTCTTAATATCATTTATTCTAATAGTAATATATATATATTTCATTAATAATTTTTTAAAATTATCGGTTCTGTATAAAAAACTTAATAACGAGCAACGAACATTACTATATGAGCTTTCAGATTGATAAATAAAAAAAATTTGTTATTTTTTTTCATTCAGTATAATATCAAAGTAATGTTCTACGCAGTTGCCAAAGGAAGAAAGCCAGGTATATATCTAAATTGGAACGATTGTAAACAACAAGTAAAGGGAGTTAAGTATGCGAAGTTTCGCAAATTTGAAACCAGGGACGAGGCTGACGAGTTCATAAAAAAATATATGCCCAAACCTCAAAATAAATTATCTAGTTTTTTCAAAGTTACGGAGGTAAAAAAGCCTATTATAGATAAAAGCTTCGATTATTACGTATATACTGATGGCGCTTGTTCGCATAATGGTTCTAAACATGCCAAAGCTGGTATAGGAATTTATTTTGGTGAAAATGATCCCCGAAATACATTTGAAAAAGTGATAGGAAAACAAACAAATAATACAGCCGAATTAAAAGCGATTATTAAAACATTTGAAATCATTAAGCCTGATTTGGAAAAGGGGAAAAAAATATGTATTGCTTCCGATTCGGAATACTCTATTAAATGTGCTACTTCGTATGGTAATAAAATGGCGCGGGATGAATGGGTTAAAAATATTCCTAACAAAGAACTTGTTAAAAAGATTTATGAATTAGCAAAGGCTAATAAAAATGTTAAATTTAAACATGTCAAGGCGCATACAGGTAATGCAGATATTCATTCTGTTGGAAATGATAACGCAGATAGACTAGCTAATAAAGCGATTGGACTAAATAGTTGTCCTTATAGTTAGAAATGGTCTATAATTTTAGTCACGGTACCTATACCCTTTGTCCGCCCTTCCCTAAAAGTAATTTTACTACCTACCTCAATATATTCTGGCCTATATTTAAATTTAAATTTGGCGAAAGTAGAATCACCTGTCCGTATGAGAGGTTTATCCATATCATAAATAGTAGCTACTTGTCTAACAATTCCACAATGAATGGTAGGTTCATATTTTGGTTTGATAGTAGTTGGATGGTGAAGAATTTTAATATTGGCCTCAAACTTTTCGACACAAAACGGTTTCGATATTACGATATGACCTTTTCGTATATCATCCAAGCCAATTTTCTCTTTAGAATTTACAAACTTGATATTAAAACACCCACCTTCACCCGCATGTAATTCGGGGATATCTTCTTTAAAATTATTATGCATCGAACGAATTGTTATTTTTTTATATTCTTTACCAAAAGGCCCCAGATAATATATCTTATCTTTTACAAAAGTCCCTTCTCTGGCAGTTCCAGTAACAACTAATCCAATTCCTGCCAGCCTAAACCTCGTATCAATTACAAATTTTGCTTCAGGATTAGTAATATCTCCTCTCCGTTTTATAGTATCTAAATTAAAAATGAAGTTTTTAAAATTATTGAGGTTATGTCCGGTTACATTAGAAATTTTAAACACGGGTATTACCTTTCCAAAAGGGTCATATGTCGATATGAACTGGTCTATATTAGTATCATCTATAAATTCAACAGTTTTATTTCCTGAAAATTTATTATTAAAAATTACCCCCAATCTATTCTCTATATTTTGCATTTTTCTTTTAATGGCTACGTCTTGTTTAGTTATCACAATAAAAATAGGAATGTTTAGAGAAATAGCTACAATCAGATGTTCCTTTGTCATACCAATTATTCCTCTGTCCGCGCCAATAACAACCATGGCGTAGTCAATCATATAACCATTAAGTCCCGTAACAGTAGTTTTTAAATATTTTTCATGACCCGCCAAATCGAGAAAAGTATAAATATTATTATTTGTTTTAACAAAAGAATGAGAAATTGACGAAGTCCTACCAGTAGTTTTTTCATGTGGATGTTTTAATAGACTTAATCTAGCCAAACCTCTTCCGTTATCGCGTATATTTTTAGATAGAACACTAATAGTAGTACTTTTACCAGAATCAACATTTCCTATAGACGCTATCCTAATCTCTTTATTAACCTTATGCATTATAATATATAATACTTCTTGTCTTTAATAAATATTTATTTAAACTTATTTAAAAGGTTCTATATGATTCTTAAGCAGAATTTTCACTAACAGATTATGGAAACGACGGTATCCTCATGTGGTAATAGCAAAACTATAATAAATAATAACAAACTATATTATTTGGTGAAATCTAAACGCCCCCTGCTATATTAGAATGTTGGGATTTTTAACTATTATAAAAAATAATAAATAAATCAGTATAAAACTTATATAAAAATTCCTTCAGAGTATTTGTAAATTTATTATTATAAATAAAGGCCGGTATGAATGGTCTTATTTTAACAAAAATGTAACAAATTAATACAACAGATAACCAAAATATCTGACGAAATCTAAAAACGAAATAATCATATAAGCCCCATTTATTAACCCAACTGCATAATCTCGACGGGTCACCTTTAAAAAATTTATGTGTATCGAGTATACCTTCTAATTTTCGTTCCGTGCTATTGGTTTCCTTTTTTATATTAAACATTTTTTTTAATGTACTTAACGTAGTAACTCTTATAAATAATATATCAGGATCATCAACCGTTCGTTCCTTGAAAATATATGGATTAAATCCATCAATATTACCTTTGTGGGATATTTTACCATTCATAACATATGGTATAAAAGTGCTATTAAGAATAGTTTGTAATAGGTCTTCGTTGCTTTCGTAATTATACTTAACAAATTCTTTGTTTGTTTCAATATTATAGTAATTTATATACAGTTTATTATTTACTTTTAAATAGGTTTTCTCGTCCAATTCATCAAAAAAATCTTTTAATATTTTTTCCCATAATTTTAAACAAAAATTTTGTTTAAAGTCCCTTCTTATTTTTTTATATACGTTATCTACCTCATCTAATTTATCAATAATATATAGTAGACTAGACAAAGAACCTATACTCGAGCCAGAAAATTTCTCAATTTCAATAATTCCTTGCTCTTCTAGCTCTTTTAAATATAATAGACTTCCACATAAATAACTCCCATTAAATGCCCCGCTGTCACATACTACTTTAATTTTTTTCTTGTTAAGTGGCGTTGGCATATTCTCAATTAGTTCCTTTATTTTATCCTTCATAAAATTATTATAAATAGTATATAATAATTTTATTTTTTTAACATTTTACGCTTAGTTTTTAATTATACTTTCTAAATATTGTTTTTGTCTATCTACTTCTTTTTGTGATTTTTCAAACTGTGGATTCTATATAACCTTGCTATTATTCTTAGTAAATTTTTTATTGCGCAAATATTTTTATTAAATATAGTCGCCATATTTTAATTCCCCCCCCCCATAATACTGGTAATATAAGTGCTAATTAAGCTTCACCCTCGTATGAATGTGTATGAATATTTTTTTTGCGTAACGATTCGTATATAGCGATACATTATTATAATAAGGCAAAAATATATTTATAATATAATATGGTTAAACTTAAAAATACCAAAAAAACAGAAAGAACTGCTAAAGATATATTAAACGCGCTGGCTATGTTTTCTATTTATAATCAGAAAAATATTATAGTTTCTATATATAATTCTAATAAAAAATTTAAAAAACACAGAATGTATAACCAGGTATATGAAAATTGGATGACTATTCATAATATTAATTTTTAAAAACTTCTTCTAGGAGAGAAGGCCTTTTTAAATTTTTTAAATCCTTTTTTAAGTATATCGGGGGTACTATTACTTTTTCTGGGAGATGAATTCTTCATATCGTTGTCTACCAAATTAGATTTCAAGAATATTCCCTGTTTACATTGTTCAGTTTCTTTTTTAGCAATTTCTAATTGTAGTCTTTCTTTTTCTATTAATGCCGGGTTCGGGGGGATTGTAAGTAAAGCACAGTCTCCCATATCATTGCCGTTCGTCTGTTCACACCTCTCAGCTTTTTTTTCAGCTTTTTTTAATATTTCTTCTCTATTTCTTCTAAATTTATGTTGCATTCTCCTAAGACGTGAGGAGCATTTATTTTGTTGAGCGGCGAGTTTAATTGCTGCCGACGGAGCTCTCTTATAATATTCACTTTTCATTTGTTCTCGTGTTATTGGATTTTGCTCAGCGGTTAAATCGCGTTTGAGTTTATCGGTTGTGACTTGCAGGTCATAAGCAGCTTCTATTTTTTTGGGGTTAAGACCAAGTGCTATTAAATCTTTTTCGGCATCAGTTAATGTCACTCGCTTGGCTAAACCAAGGGATGATAAGGACGGTTGGGTTGGAGAAGAGCCACCATTAAGCGTATTAATGTAATTGCTAAGGATATGTTTACCCAAACGCCCATTTACATTAACAGCTCTGCCAGTTTCTGGATTAATAATTTTAGAATACATAATATATATATATATATATATTTATATTTTTGGATAAGTTATTAATTAAAGTGGTTTATATATTACATACTAATGCAATTTTTGGACAGTATTTTAGGTTGGATAATTATATTAGGCAGTTTAATACCTTATGGGATTCAATACTATAAAATCATTAGTTTAAAAAATATTGATGGTATTAGTAGCTTAATGCTCATAGGTGGATGTACAAGTAGTCTGTTAAGTTTTTTAGGAATTATTTCAAATAATACTTATAAGATAATAGAAACAAATAATAATATGGACCGTTATTTATTAGGAGTATCTATACTACAAATAGCTACGCCTTATATTTTATTAGAAATTTACTATCTTTTGTATTTTATTTATACGAAAAGAGTAATAGATAAATATACTTACGCGGTATATCATATCCTTGAATTTATCACTATTTTTATAGTTTTTCCGGGAATTATGGTTGTATTTTATAAAAATCCTATAATATATATAGTTTTGAATATTTTATCAGGAATTTTCAGCATTTGTATGTGGATACCTCAAATAATTACTACTTTGAAAGAAAAGAAAGTGGGCTCCCTATCAATAACTAGTCTTCTTATCCAATCATGTGGGTGTGTTTCAATTATTACTTTTCAACTAATTGATAACACTTCTCCTACAGTTATAATTCCCTACATTATAGCTATTATTTCGGAACTATTTTTAGTCATTATTTGTTCATATTATCGCTGTAAAAATAAAGCAGCGGTCGAGAGAGAGTTTTATGCTGTTATAACCGGTGATATCTAGTCAATTAATTCCAAATATTCGTGACGCTCCATTCTACATGAATGTTTAATATATACATAATCATAAGCAGTATTAATAATTTTTTTTGTAGGCAAAGTTAATAAAAATTTTAAACTTCGTATATCATAAAATATGAAACCATTAAATCCATGTTTAATGATTGATAAATTACCTAAATTGTTAAACGCATAAACAGGGCATTTCAATTTCATCGATTCTAAAATACTTAAAGCCATTCCTTCTGAAATACTAGTATTTATTAGACCCACCGCCTGCTTCATACAGGAATATATTTTTTTTTTAGATAATCCATTAATATGATATACATTTTTAGGAAATATATATTGCCCTTCAAGTATTTTACCTATATGGATAAGGCACGAGTCTGTCGATTTTTTAAAAAAATTAAATAAATATTTAGGTCTTTTAACTGGTCTAAGATTTCCTACACTTATATAAATTTTTCTTCCTTCTATTTGTGGAAAAACTTCCCTTAAATCGTATTTAGAGGATTTAAGTTTTTTAGGAACAGACTGAGGTATAATTTTTATTTTATCGGGTGAAATTTTATAATATTTTTCAATAATTTTACACATATATTTACTAAATACAACCACATATTTAGCGTCTATAAATACTTTTTTTACACTTTCGTATTTTTCAGGGTTTTTTTTGATAGTAAAATTAATATCGGTTCCACCAACAATTATAATAAAATTTAACTTTTTGTCATTTTTAATTTTGCCAAAATTATACGCATTTATAGCAATTAATTCGTTCAAAAGATATTCCGTTTTCTCTATTTTTAGAAGTTCAGCTAAGCGCTCGAGAGTCCTACTATTTCCAGAATATTTTGGCGACTTGTTAAATATAAAATACATTAAATTAAGTTAAAAATATATACTATAAATATCTTTAATTTATTATTCTAAAAACCGGTTGAATATTTCCGTAAACGATGATACTTTTATATTTCGTGGCTGGGTGTGCACATACGATTCGTCACTATTAATTATTTTATCTTTTTTATAATCACCAGTTTGAAATTTATATGCATCAGGGAAGTAATAATTCAATATATTTTTATAAAAAGATATATGGTCACCTCCTGCTAAAATAATAACTCTATTTGGGGAAATATTAATTGTTTTTTTCCCGCTTTCATTTATTACCGAACAACCCTCTGGACTTCTAGATATTTTATTTTTATTAGTTTTAAATTCTAAAAATATTCTTGATAACACATATAAATCAGTAAATAAATGGGTGTATTCGTCAAATCTTTGAACTTTATTAAAATTATTATTTACTAATTGTTTTACCGTAGTTCTTAAATCGAGTAGCTTCACCTTCCCACCCAATTCATGGGGTAAATATTTTTTACTAGTTTTCGAAAATTTTTTATATTCTTTAATAATTGTTTTCCTAAAACTTTTCATTTCACGCATAACTTGTTTGGGGGTATATTTTCTAATTGCAATAGGAGTATTAGGTTCTAAAGATGCTTTATTATCCACAAGGATAATATCTATAATTTTTTTAATTTCCATCATATCGGTAACATTTAAATTGTAACCTAATATATATTTAGCAATTAAGTCAAAATGTTTTTCATGCGATAATTCTGTATTGGAAGGTTTTTGCATATAGTATAAGAGGGAGTCTAATTTATTAACTCGTCGGTGACCGGATTTTGGTTGAACAAATCGAACATCTAAATTATGAAATCTTAAATTAGAATTATTACATGGCACACCGTTCCCTAGCGAATTGTTTTGTGCGTGTCGTGAACATTCTAAATATTTAGAATTAATTTGGTGTAGTACTTGTTTATTAATCTTTAACTTACCACCTTTTAAATATTTAGGGGCGTTATTTTTTCTTAATTTAGCTTCTACAAACATATCTATACATTTATTTTCGGTTTCAGCCTTGTCAATAATCATATCAAAAACATCATCTAAATGCATACAATTAGGCTGAGTTTTACTAGCATCTTTTATGATATTAGTATGTGTATCACTAAATAGTAATATTTTTTTAATAGTTTTATTAGGGCATATTACTTCTAAATAATACATATCTGTTGGACCAACAATACTTTTTATAATAGGTAATCCGTTAGAAGGAGAAGCTATTGTTTCAAGAGATTCTGTGTTATGTTTTTTATAGTTAACCTTCTTTGCGGCATGGTTAAGAGGGCATGTTTTTTGTGTAACACCTACCGCTCCACATAATTTACACGTTCTTTGTTTTCTGGATTTTTTTTGTGTGATTTTTTGAATTTCCGGTTTAGTGGGAGGGAGAGTTTTTTTTATAACAGGTTGTTTGAAAAACTTTATTATGAGAGGTGTTTTTTGTTTTTCTTGTTTATGAGGGCACGTTCTTCTATTATGTCCATCTAATCCACATAATCCACATTTTCCACCATGTTGATGTAACAATTTAACATATTTTTTTAATACACCTAATCCATAACTACTTTCTATATTAAAGGATTTACCAGAACGAGGATCATTAATATTTTTATACATATTATTATAGTTAAATATAATTATTTGAGTGTTCTATTATTATAAAAATTTAAAATACATATCAAAAATTATAATATTATTAAATAGTAATGCTTCTTCATTTTTTAGAAGAATATAAAAATGCTATTTTAGCTAGTTCTTTAAGTGCTGTACTAACAAAAACCTACACCGCCCCCATTACACGAATTAAAATTTTACAACAGATAGAAACCTATCATAATCAAACATACTATAATAGTGTCTCTTCCAGTTTTAATAAAATATATAAAACAGAGGGTTTAAGAGGGTTTTTTAAAGGTAATACCATCAATATTATTAAATCCGTCCCTACTTATGCTATTAAATTACCTGTAAATGATTATTGTATTAAATCGCTAAAGAAAGAAAAGAAATATCTATATTTTTCAGAACTTTTAGGCGTTGGGGTTTTTTCAGGGTTTGTTCAAACTATTATAACATATCCATTAGATTTACTAAGAACCGTATCTGTTCAGGATAATAATATGAATAGTAATACTAGAATTACAGGTAGAATACATGATATTTTGAAGCGTAACGGTGTTAGGGGATTTTATAGTGGATTGGGGACTTCAATTATTTCATCGCCTATTTATGTAGGCTTACAATTATCTACATATCAGTATATTAAAAATAATATATCGGTCGGAGAAGGTATTGTATTGAATTCGCTTTTCGCAGGCTCTTCTGCAGGGCTTATTTCCCAGACAATTATGTATCCAACCGATACAATAAAAAAACATTTACAAGTAAATAATTCTAAAAAAATATACAACGGTATGTTCGATTGTGTGAATAAAATGTATGCTAAAAATGGTATCAGCGGCTTTTATAAAGGATTCCGTTTAAATTTCATTAAAGCTATTCCAGAAGTAGCAATAAAATTTTCTACTTATGATCTTATTAAATTTTACTTACAGAACTAATTTATTTTCAGTAAATTTAAATAGTGTTATCTAAAAAAAATCTTAAATGTATAATAAATGACTTTTAGACGAATAATTCGGTTAAATTTAAAAAAAAAATTTAAAAAAAAACTTACTAAAAAAGAAAATATTACAAAAATAACTAAGGTAATAACTCCATATGAAAGTAAACCAGTTTTAAAACATAAATACTCCTCTTTTTGGAGATTTCATCACGGCGATGAATTATAAAAATTTGATTTGAAATGAGATATTAGTATACATAATACAAAATGCGTTATTTTATCTATTGGAAAAGTCTTTTAACAAAATATCGCACTTATGGTTCACCTGTATTTGACGACCTCGATGAATTAAAAAAAATTGTACAAGAATTAAATGATAAACATTCGAATATCATTACGCATAAGTATGCATCTGAAACAGAGTTTAAAAATATTACCTCTCATATTGAGTCATATATCTAATTATCTAAAAATTTGATATTACTAAATTTTTTATTTAATAATATTAAACAGTCATGGTTCTGACAAAAAATGAACAAATCTATTTAAAAAAACTTAATGATTTAGAAGGCGTTCTTATAAGCTTTATTCAAAATAATTCTGCCATAGTAAGTTTTAAAAATACAATACATAATCAGGTGTCTGACGCGGTTCATGTCGATTTAATAGAGATATTTTCAACTAATAAATATCCCATAGGTCAATCGTTGGGATCAAATATTTCTAAATTAGAAAATATATTTACGAAAGACGAAGAAGGAGGACGGTTGCTTAATAATTATATAAATAAAACTGGTATAATACTTGTTTTGCTTGGTCATAGCTATGATAATAAAAAGGTCAGGTGTATTTGGTCAGGTATCGGTAAAATCCCATGGGAAATTGGACAAGCTATTATATCTGAAAAATTATTAAATTATACTAAGACAAAAAAAGCTCATTTAGAAAAAGTAATCGGGTCCATTAAATATAATCCGTATAATTTGACTGAAATTGAAAACGCTGATAAAAATTATATCGAGTTTTAATTTAAAGTAATAGACGAGTATATTATAAATGTATTGGGTGTATATATTAGAATGCGAAAAAGGGATTTTTTATGTAGGCCAAACCTCCCGATTATTTAGAAGATTTTGGGAGCACGAGAGGGGTGAGGGAGGGATAAATACCAGCGTTTATAAACCTATTAAAGTAATCGCTGTATATAAATTAAATGTTTTAGGACATTTTTTTCATTATAATAACTATATATGTGATTGTTACGATGATTCGAGGTTTTTTTTATATTTTAATCAATTGAAATTATTAGGTAAAAAGGATATAGGTATTAAATACGATAAATTGAAAATTGAAAATAATATAGCTGAATGTTTAATGATTCAGGGCAAAGATTGGAAAAAAATACGCGGGGGGAGATATACTCGATTTGATGTTGAATATAACAAACCTATAAACGAATATATGAAAAGTTTGCCTCTTTGTTCTTGTGGGTTACCATGTGATATTAAATTTAATTTAAAAAAGAATTGTCTATATTTTAGATGCGCTAAAAAGAATATTTGGGCCAAAGTTCCTTTATCTAAAAAGGACTCTGTATGTAATTTTTATAAGGAATATACGAGAGATATTAAATTAAGAACAGACTTATTTCGCAGGAGAGAAGAATATCGTCAACAAATAAAAAAAATATTTAAAAATTCACGAAATTGGTTACAACATGTCCCTGATTTTGATGAAAATCTGGAAAATAAGTGTGTTGGAGGATGCCAACGCAAAAAATATAAAAACGTCGATTATTACTATGAAAAGAAACGGCTTTGTTGGAATTGTTTTAGATTTAATAATGATGCCCTCGGAGAAGAATACCATATTTTTCGAAAATATATGATAGATGACAGTTACGAATAATGTTAAATTTGATATAAAGACTTTTTATATTTAAATAAATATAAGATGGCTTCTAACTATAGCTTTATGAAATCTGGATTTAATAACTTACAAGAAGAAGCTCTTGGCGAGGAAGAAATTAATAATTTAAATGCATTAGTTTATGCATTTATGGAAAAGGCGATAATTTCTGCCGATAAATACGTACAACATTCCGGGAGAGATACTATTACAAAACAAGACATTAAATTAGGCCTTAAAGCGGAAACTTTTAAATTTCTACAGAGAGATAATATTATGGAAGCTATTGGTAAATGGCAAGAAATTCTTGCGGAGGACGACGATTCTGAAGATGAAGAAGAATTGTCTTCAATTATAAATAACGCGGAATATGTAGAATTTAAAAAATCTATTTGTGCTTGTAAAAGCTGTACATTCTTTAACGGTATAGAAGAAAAATGGGAGAAGTGGGTTCCTAATAGTCAGATGGAACAAATTTTAAAAAACGCAGTCTTAAGAATCGATTGATTTATACCCCCAATTCATAGTATCTATTAGCATATCCAGCCATTTTTTTTTCCCACCCATTTGTGCAGAATGAAGGGTCTTTTGTTATTAAAACCCCCCATATTTTAACAGCCATCAAATAATTATGTTTGGCCAGATGACATTCATTCTGTCCATCTTCTTTAACAGCATTTAACCCAAATATTATAATATTTTTTTTCAGTTCTTGTGTGGGAAGTTTTGCATAATTGGTTGTATCGGATTTAGGGAAGGGGGCATTATTTAATTTACTTAAATTTTTAAATTCATCCGTATTTAAATTTTTACATGTTGTTGATATTGGTATGGACGGCATTACCGTAACATTAGGTATATTAATAGGTGACTTATTAATAGTTGGTATTGGAGAATTTATGGTAGTTACATTTCCAGTTGTAACTGGGGTAGGTGACGGGGGATTTTTCTTATCGTCTCCAGTTACAACCGGTGCTACTGATGTATCTGGTTTAGCGTCATTTCCAGTTACAACCGGTGCTACTGATGTATCTGGTTTAGCGTCATTTCCAGTTACAACGAGTGCTGTTGATATATTTGATTTATTGCCATCCCCTGTTGTAACCAGTGCGGTTGATGTATCTGGTTTATTACCATCCCCTGTTGTAACCGGTGCAGTTGATGTATCTGGTTTATTACCATCCCCTGTTGTAACCAGTGCGGTTGATGTATCTGGTTTATTACCATCCCCTGTAGTAACCAGTGCAGTTGAAGGGGAACCTTCTTTACAATCTAGTGCTTTTTGAGAATTCCAATTATCAATCCAGTCTTCGCCGAATTTTTTTTTAAAAGATTCTTGGTCGCCACAAGATTCAGATAAGTCTGCGCCACCAACTACCCCAGGCATATTTCTTTTATCTGAACATTTTGACGAAGACCCCCAATCTTTTTCGGTTGAAGATTTATCTATTTTATATGTAAACGGATCTTCATAAAAACGACCAAATGCATTTTTGCTATAACATTTATTATCATCCCATCTTTTTTGCTCACCGATAGGTATATCTAAATTCGACTTAGCGACATCACAATTTTTTGAATTATCCCAATTTTCCCAAGTAGTATCCGTTTCTCTGAAATAATGTTTTGAACGGCATTCACCAGTATTTTTATAAATTCGATTCTCAGTACATAGGGGTGATTTTTTCCAAGCATCGATGTAGTCCTTTTCCGAATCGTTGCTAAGCCAATTACCATCTCCGTCTTGATAAAATCTTTGAAAAAGAAAATTAGGGTAACATTTACCGTCTCCATCTGAACCATCAACGGCCTTAATATTATTTTCAGGTTCCCCCCATCTTTTAGACGCACCTTCTCGCATTAAATGGTTCGCTTCTGTATCTATTCGGTTTTTCTCACCAGCTTGACTGAATGTTGTAACTGCTTGTGATTTTTTAACAGCGTTCTTTAATTTATTTCTACCTTCTTTAGCCAACTCAGCTTTACTCGCATCTTCTGCTTTTTTTTTCTCACCAGCTTGACTGAATGCTGTTACTGCTTGTGATTTTTTAACAGCGTTCTTTAATTTATTTCTACCTTCTTTAGCCAACTCAGCTTTACTCGCATCTTCTGCCTGTTTTTTCTCACCAGCTTGGTTGAATGCTGTTACTGCTTGTGATTTTTTAACAGCTTTCTTTAATTTACGCTTATTAATCCAAGCTTTTAATTTTTTTTCTGACATTTCTAAAGCGTCTTTAAGTAATATCTTATCTTCAGAAATTTTAGGTAAAAAAACATAAGTATCTATTTCATTAAAATATTCTGGTCCATAAAATCCTGCCTGATGTGCCCAGTAAAGTAAAGAATGTTTTCCAGAATGTATAGAAGTGTCATGAGGGTGTATTCCTCCAATACTATCAATTAAATGCCACTCGTCTTCTTTTTTAATTTGCTCGTATTTTGCGTCTTTATGTAAAGTAGCGATATCCTGATTATATATTTCCATTTTCGCCGGTATTGTTAATTCGTCGGTTGGAAAAATATGCTCTGTAAATTTAGAAAAATATCCTTTACCTTTATTAAATACAGCGGTAGCCTTTATTGTATTGCTAACTTTTCCCCAATTAGCCTTTGCTTTATCTGATTTTTGTTTGAAATCCGTATCAATTTTAACTTGTTTTTTTCGGGCTTTTTCCTTTCTTTCTCTAGAAGCTAGTATCTTTTTATATCTCTTCTTCAGGCCTAATTCTATTGTATTTTGCTGCAATCCAATACATAAGTCATCCTTATCAGAGGATACGCACTCGTGGGAGTAAAGTATTCCAGACTTATCCTCATCGGGACCTGTAGTTTTTTTAATAATAAATACCTTATCGCCCTTTTTATAACCCGTTTTTCTTTTGAAATAATAAGTAATTTTTTGGTCATCGTCTAATTTATATTTCCCAATATATACCCATTTTTTGTGTCCAAATCTTTTAGTCACCCCGCGTTTATTAGGTACCTTTTTCCAATTACCAGATTTAGATGGAATTTGTGTGTTAGGTACAAAACTCTTGATAGTTTTATTTTTTTTAACCTGTATATTACCTGAGCTCCTGATATAAACGTCAGGATTTGAGCCACCTTTGAAATTACTTTTACTTTCCATAAACTTTAAAACCAATTCCTTTCCTAATTTCGTATAAATTGGTATTTTGTTTTTTGTTACTGGGTGTATTACATAATTATAAGAATCCATAAAATATAAATATAATATATATTTACATTTTAATTTACTATTCTTTAAAAGAACATTTTGGGTTTAGTAAGTTAAATTGACCAGAATAAGTTTCTTGACTATTTACACCGCCTCTCGTATTTAAAGGATATTCAGACTTTGTATTATTGTATCTAAATTTACTTTCAACGTCAACATTTTTATTATATTTTTCTTGATGAGTGTTTGGTTGTTCAGTAACTTTATGCATATTTTTGTATTTTTGGCATATTTTATAGGAACTTCTGAACCCGATTAAATTATCATTTTTACCGAAAGGTATATTTCTCGCGTAAATTTCTTTATTCATTTGGTTATCTTTTTCTATATTACATATTTGAACTGGTGGAAATCTTGTTAATTTAGAAGAGTTATTGTTAAATGCTGTATATTGATTATCCATTCTTAATATATTGAAATATAAAAAAATTTGATTTCCTTTTTAATCTATTAATAAAAATTACTTTTCAATTATGAACGGTTGTCTGGATCCTAAATATTCAGGCAAGTTTGTAGAATATAATATAAAAAAAGTGTTTTTAGATGGAACTAAATTTTCTCACGTGGAAATAAAACAAGAACTTTTAGATGTTTTAAAGGACGTTGTTACTGATTCATTCAAATACCGATTTAATAGTTATAAGGATTATGATAAATTTATGGTGACTATGCGTAAAAAGTACACATACAATATTATTATTTCTAAAACAAAGCTTTTCGCTCATTATAGATATTTACTTGATAATTTCAATATAACTCCTAATCATGAATTAGAAAAATTTATGAGAATAAAAGGCGCGCGGAGTCGGAGTGGAATTGTATCAGTTACCATATTTACTTCTGGGTCTATAATGGGTAGCGATAATTCCGAACTGGTAAAGAAAGGAGGGTGTCCTATGGATTGTCATTATTGTCCATTCGAAAAGGATTCTGATGGTAACCCAAGCCAACCCCGATCATATCTCAGCACCGAACCCGGTAATAAGAGAGCGAGTGAAAATCTACACCATCCATTTGGACAAGTTTTATCGCGAATATTTCAGTTAGAGTCAATAGGTCATATAAATAATACAACCGAGTATTCAAATAAAATCGAGCTTATTATTTCAGGTGGGACATTCAATTTTTACCCAGAACAATATATTAGATGGTTTGCCACTTGTGCATATTACGCATGTAATACCTACTATGAAGTTAAGAAACATTATAATAATTTTAGTAAAGTTAGAAATATGAAATCTTTAGAGGAGGAGAAATTAATTAATGAAACTTCAACGAACCGCATTATTGGGCTCACTATTGAAACACGTCCGGATTATGTCGCTAAATTAGATAAAAAAACTCACGCCATCGATTTTTCTCAAATAGTATTGTTCAGAGAAATAGGTGTCACTCGGGTCCAGATAGGAGTTCAGACGACACGAGATAGAATTTTAAAGAAAATTAATAGAGGATGTAAAAACTTTGATAATAAGTGGGGGATTTTAATGTTAAAATCTAATGGATTTAAGACCGATATACATATTATGTTTGACTTACCTGGGTCTAGTCCCGAAATAGATATCACTGTATTAAACGAGATTATAGATGATCCATTAATGCAGGCTGATCAGTGGAAATTATATCCAACAGAAGTAACGCCATATACTAAAATTAAAGAGTGGTTTGACGCTGGGACATATAAACCATACGCAGAAGACCATTCTAAAGGAACATCGTATAAACTCATGGAAGTTGTTATACATGCGTTAACTCATGTTAATGAATATATTAGAATTAATAGAGTTGTTAGGGATATTCCTCATATCTCTATTGAGGGTGGTCTTAAATGTAGTAATTTCAGACAGCTCGCAAAGCGGAAGATGGATAAAGCTGGAATTTTAACTAAAGATATTCGCGAGAGAGAGGTAAAATATAAAAATATTGATTGGGATGATATGATATTAGATATCCATAAATACCCCGCATCCTGTGGTACAGAGTATTTTATACAATATTGTTCCAAAGATAAAAGAATTTTATACGGCTTTATTCGATTAAGATTTAATCATGTTTATAAATATTCCCTAAAGTCTTTAGAAGATTGTGCTTTAATTCGCGAACTTCACGTATATGGGCAACATGTAAATATTGGTAACAAAAACAGAAAAAGTGTTCAACATAAGGGTTTAGGTACCAAATTACTAAAAAAAGCCGAGAGTATAAGCATTCGTAACGGGTTCAAAAGAATGGCTATTATATCAGGTGCTGGAGTTAGGGGGTTTTATATAAAAAAGGGATACCATCTAGGAGAAAACGATTATATGTATAAAAACTTAATAAATTATAGGAAAATAATCAGTTCTATTTTCATAATAACGGGTATATCTATTTTAATTATAGAGTTTATTATGTTAATGCTTTTCTAAAAAATAATGTTTAATTATTATAAGTGAAATGAATAATAATATTTTTATTTTTACGATTGGATGTATTATATTATTTTGTGTTATACTTTCGAGTCATAGAAGTTATAAAGAACATTTTGGACTAATTGATGATATTAACAAGGCTATAAATAATGTAGCGAATGTAGGTCAGCAAATGGTTAGTGTAGCTAGTAAAATACCCACAGAGGCGGAACGCTTTGCTAAATCAGCAGTCGATTTCGCCTTAAAACCTGCTAAAGACGGATTAGGAGAAATAAAAAATGTATTTGATACGGTAGATAGGGAAGTCAAAAAAATGTTTGAGGTAATAAAGGATATTTTTGATAAAATAAAATATTTTTCCGACCTTTTAATAATAATGTTAAAAAGGTCTCAGAAATGCGCTACTGGTGCTGCGAAAATAGTTAAAAATTATACAGCACGAACCAAAGATGTTATTTCTAAAATAAATACTGCTCGTGCAAAAATGCTAATATGTCCCACGAATCCATTTTTAGATATGAAAAAATATTGGCAAAATTGTATTAGTCAAATTTTACCATTTTTAAAATTGGCATTTAAATATACTATTATTTTAAAAAGGTTCTACGGTGAAGTTCTTACATATCCAGAGCTTTTCCCCCAAGGAAGCGATGTTACATATTGTTCTAACCATTGGACCCAAGTTACATCACAAAATGCTGCCTTGGATTATGCTAAAAAATGCAACACCTGCTTGCACATTAAAAGTATTATTAAATTAGGCGTAGAAGAATTACAAGAATTTGCTGGGGTTATCGGTAGATTATTTGAAGTTAGTGATACAATCGAGCGAGAATTTAGTAAAATAACTGGTATAATAAAAATTTAATTTATGTGTAGAAGTGTAGATTTTATATATATATTTATTATAGATGAATAATAAATTATATATTATATGTATAATATTAGTTATTGTTTTAGCTTTGTCTACTTGTAAAAAGGCACAAATTAAAGAAGATTTCTATATTGTCGGATTTTTTAAATCACTTGTAGAAAGTCCAACTATTATTGAAAAGGGAGCTAATGTAATGCGTGATGTAGCAGGGCTGTCCTCAAAAGCTCATTTACTAGTAACCGATTTT